GTTTCCCAGTCACGATCGGCGGGGGTGGTAGGAGCATGAACGTCCTCCAAGTGGCCCGAGTGTGGGAGATGCCAACAAAGTGGACCTTCAAGATGAGTTGTGTGCAGGCACTCTTCAGGCGGCATGGCGTAGGCGCGGGATGGGCAGACCCATTCGCAGGCATGAATTCTCCTGCCGAGTTTACCAACGACCTCGAAGACCGAAACGCCAAGTCACAAATGGACGCACTGGAATTCTTGAAAGCGCAGCCTGACAATTCCGTGAGTGGCGTTCTGTTCGACCCGCCTTACTCAGTCGAGCAATGCCTGCGGCTCTATACGCCAAAGCAGAAGGGAACCGCTGGCCGCGCTGAATACTGGGCCCGGTGCAAGGATCAGATAGCTCGAATTATCGAGCCCGGTGGCAAGGCAATTTCCTTCTGTTGGGACAGCACCGGCATAGGGGCCAAGCGAGGATTTGAAATTGAGGAGATCTTGCTAATCTGCCACGGAGCCTGTCATAACGACACTGTGGTGACGGTGGACCGCAAGCAGAGAGATCCGGCGGCAGTCGTGGAAGGGAGGGATGATGGATATTGATACCGAGATTAAACGGCTACTGAAAGATCGATGCGAATGCGTCCCATGTCCTAGCTGCAACGGAACCGGCATCGTAGGTTGGCAATTCGGTACTGGCCCAATCCATAGCTCTAGGATTGATGATTTAGAAGATCCCATTGAGTGCGAGGAATGCGGCCACGCCGAGGAGACCTGCTATCGCTGTCAAGAGCTAACAAGGCTTCAACAAGAGAAAGACGATGACTTGCAGCGAGATCCGAAAGGAGGGGGTGAGGGGTGAAAGCCGGACAACTTCTAGACCTTCTCGCAGAGAAGCATTCCGATGACTTGTTTGTCCCTGAGTGTAAAGATGGCCCAACTCAGTTCGGGAATCATTTTCGCTTGGACGCATGGGCGATGAAAAAATCATGGGCACACCCAAAGCTCACTGGCTACGAAATAAAAGTGTCGCGTTCCGATTGGTTGCAGGACCAAAAGATTCAAGCCTATTTGCGCTTATGCAATGAGCTTTGGATAGTCGCAGCTCATGGAGTTGTTCAGCCTGAAGAGTTGCCGGAAACAGTGGGTTTGATGGTGCCAGCATCGACTGGTTCTAGATTGCTCACCAAGAGAAGGGCCTCTTATCGCCAGATTGAGCCGCCAGTGGATTTGCTTCTCTATGTACTGATGTGCCGAACTCGTGTGCAGCGAGGCGGCCACGTAGATGAATCCCGCGCGGAAAGGGCTGCCAGATGGAAGGCTCTCTTAGAAGATGAGAAATCGTTCCAGAAACTTGGGTGGATGGTGAGTAAAAGACTCAAAGAAGAAACTATCGACAAAGTTCAAGCTGCCGAGAGGGCGGTAAAACAATCTGAACAGCAGCTCGCACAGCTTCAGAGAGCCGCAGATGTGCTCAAGGAGTTAGGGATTAATTGGGAATCGACGTGGAATATTGAGCGAGCAATTAAAGCAAAGTTGGTTCCCCCGCAGGTGGAAGAACTGAGAACATTGTTCCGGCAAGGGCTTGCAGTTTTGGAGACCAAATGACCCCCGCGACCGCAGAGAAGCGCAAGAACGACGCCATTAACCATCCCAAGCACTACACGTCCCATCCGAGTGGAGTTGAGTGCATCCAGATAACTGAGCATATGGGTTTCAATCTCGGCAATGCCCTGAAGTACATCTGGAGGGCTGACGAGAAAGGTAACGCACTCGAGGATCTCCAGAAAGCTGCATGGTACATCCAACGGGAAATTCAGCGGCGAAGTCAGGGGATGAAATGACCGCTGCAACCGAGAAGCGCAAGAATGTTATTGCCTTCGGCATATTCCGGGTGTACACTGCATGTATAGGTGATTAATGAGACGAGCGATTAGAGGCGGAGAAAGTATCGCGTATTTGTTGCAGAAATTCTGCGACTCCACTCTGCCTCGAATCACAAACTGGGACTTCTCTGAACCGTTCAATGTTGGCGCGTATACCTACACCAGCAACGGATTTGTTGTTCTGAGAGTACGCAGAATCCCTGGATTCATTGACACTAATTATCCCGTAGAGCGAGCCCTGAATTGGGACAAGATTGAGCTGGTTCCTGAGTATCAGTGGTTGGATGTGAAGCCAGAATGGAAGGGATATCAACACCCTCGGATTTGCATAGCTGGTCCAATATTTACCATGGAGTTTATTCACTTGATTGCGGATCTGCCACAACCTCAAATTGCTCCGCAAGCAATCGGCTCTAATCTCCAAGACTTACCATTGAAAGACAAAAACCGTGGTATCTATGCTGTGCCGATCCGGTTCACAGGCGGTGATGGATTTATCATGCCGTGCAAGGATAATGGTGGGCTAGAGACAATTTACTTGGATATGATCTCACTGGCAGAGTGACATGGACAAGATGGAGCAACAAGTTCGTGAGTTTGCCCTGAAGTTTGGCGTCGAGTCAGCGTTTCGGCCGTCGATCATGCGAGCGACACTAAGAAAGAAGCTCATCCGTGAAGAAATTGACGAACTCTTTGAGGCAATCGACGCCAACGATCTTGTCAAGACGATCGATGGCATCTGCGATTCGATTTACACGCTCATCGGTGCTGCTGTTTGCTTCGGCGTAAGCGATCTCGGCGTCTACTACGACGAGGTTCATAGGTCGAACATGGAGAAAGTCGATGGTGGGAGCCGTGAAGACGGGAAGATTCTGAAACCACAGGGTTGGGTTGGTCCCGACATTGCCGGGCTGTTGCGCGATGAAAGGGTGCTCCGAGAGCAGGAGATTGAGGAATCATGAAGCCAAAGGCACACAAGAAGCTAATCACTATTCCGATAGAGTTGCTTCGCAAGCTTCAATCTGCGGCAAAGCAGAATCGCCGTCACGTCACGCAGGAGCTACTGCTAAGGGTTGAGCAGAGTTTTCAGGATTCACCTGTCGAGTATCGTGGCCAGAGGATTGGAAATGGTTAGGAAGATCCGTGGCGGTCCCGAGCGAAAGCGCAAGCCGAAGAAGTTCCAGACCTACCAGGAGAAGATTTGCCACTTGGCTGAGAATTACATTTATGCGAGAGCGACAAGAGTACATGCCAAAGATTCTTTGAAAGCGTATTGGCAGGAGCATCCATGCGAAATGGCTTTAGCTCTCAGCGAAGACGGGATACTTGTCGGTGGCGAGTTTTGTCAAACCGCAGGTAATAAGATTCTGTGGTGCGTCAACTGTAAAGGTTCGATCTCTTATTACAAAATATGTGTGAGTGCCAGTGCTCGTGTGGGCGCCACGCTGAGAGCACTGACACGGGCTGTGACGGAACTGCCGTTTTAGAGTACAAGGGCCTTCTGATTCGTAGTCTTTGTTTAGACTGGCAAGGAAAAGTGTATGTTTGCTGATTCTGCTAGGAAGTAGGTTGGATTGGCAGGCCGAGTTTATGCCTGATTTCGATGGTTTTAACTGAGTGACCGACACAAGTGTTGTCACAAACCAGCGGCGATGTGGATGGACACATGAGGGGGTTCGATTCCCCGCGACGGTGAGGGTTGCCCCATATCCGCCGCCTGCTAAAAAACGCAGATGGCAACTAGCCGGAATCAAGCCCGGCCCGCTGGTTTTATTGTCACAACTCACTGCACAAGGATTGGAGGATGGGATGAACGCTGAGCTTGAGAAGTGGATTGACGCTAGGAAAGACCAATGGCCGAACTTTGCGATGGGGCCTACTGTATATCGGGAAGTGGTGGTGGCAATCGTCCGCGCCCTGTTCGCCGAGATCGACAAGGAGAAGGTAGCCATACTGGCGAAGCGCAAGCAAGGGGAATCCTACAACAAGTATACAGCGATGGCTGTCAGCAGGCTCAAGCGCCGCTTCGGGATGGAGGAGAAATGAGCGACTGTCAGTACGAACTTGGTCCAATCAAATGCGGCATGTGTGATCAGCTCACCGATGATATCGGAACCTGTGAAGACCTGAGCTTGTGTCAGAAGTGCAGGCAGGCGTTTATTGACATGGACGAGGACCCATCCAAATTCATCATTGCCGTCATCGAGAGAGACAAAGACTGATTGGAACGAGTTAGCTGCCTTAGTGCCTTAGAGTGCGAGCTGGTCGTCGTACAAGGAATCCAGCCTCTGAGATAGGGCAGCTAACTGGGGCCATCAGCGGCGTGGAAAATCGCATCAAGTCCGGGTAGTGGCAATCAAGCCGGTCAGGTTCCAGTCCTAATGAGGCAAATAGGGACTGCACTGTAAAGTCTAGCCGTTCAACTCGGCTGACTGGCCTGATGGCCCCAGCAACGGAGGGAGAATGATTGACTACGCACATCGCTTACGGGTTGCAGTGTTGGAAATGAAACATGAGAGTCTTCAAGAGAAGGCCGATGCGCTCAATATGTTGGAGCAAATCATCGAGGGTGCTGATGTAGACGCGCTGGTTGAACAGATAGGCAATGGGACTGTGCCTGTGACTTATGTTGTCAAGGAGCCCAAATGAACCCGAGCAAAGAAGCGATTGAAGCCGTGATGAGTGAGACAGCTCATTACCATGCGGGAAGCACCGAAATTGCCTGTGGCAGCGAAGTGTGTTGGGCGGATGCGCTCAGGGTAGCCTACGCCATCGACCTCGCGGGCGTGCAGCGGGAGACACTGCACAAATCTCCTGGCTTGCCTGGATCTGCGGATGATGATATCCCCTCCTGGCAGAAGATTGAGAGGCTGCAGCAGCAGCTCTCCGACACCCAAACTTCGTGGCAGAAGTTGGCAGCAGCCTTGGAGCAGCAGCTCTCCGCAGCGCAGGCTGAGATTGAGCGACTGAAAAGGCTGGTTCCTACACATGGTAATTGTTGCACTTGTCAGCAATGCGGGAAGCATCACGACGATTGCCGTTGTGATTTTGACGAGGTATTGGCCCAGCGCGACCAGCTCCGGCAGGAGTTAACCCTTGCACGGAAACCTTGGACTGTGACATTGGCACTTTCAACAACTGATCGATTAAATTGCGTAGTTGTCGATGTGGGCCATTCAGACCGTGTATTGGTTGTTGAATGCCCAGAACTCCAGCAGGAAGTCGAGAGGCTGAAGGGGGAGCTGCAAGATTCAGACTACGAGTTGCGTAAAGCTCTGTGGATTGGCCACGGTTGCGATGGCGTCTATGGCGATGATGGAGAACTTCAGTGCAATAACATCAGCCTTCACGGGCAACCTCTCGACTTTAAGCGTATGCCACTTGATGAACTGCGAAGGGGCATTCTTGTGGGGAACCTCGCGAGGCTCAAGGAGAATCGTGAAAACTAAGCTAGAGGTCATCACATCAACAACTGAGCCATCCCCACTCCAGAAGCTCTACGGTACTCCAGAGTTCCAGCGTGAGTGGGCAAAGCTGAAGGATAGAGAGACCAAAGAAGAAAGTTATCAACACGGTCATTCAGACGGATGGCATCTTGGCCTTGCGGAAGGGGAGAGGCGGGGACGGCGGAAGGAACGGAGGTCAATACGGGGATTCCTAATCAGCAAGTGGGGATTGAACTTCATAAAGTCTGGAGTTGGAACTGTGCGCCCAAGTATCTTGTATGACGACTTGCGTGACTGGCTCGCCGCCCGATCCAAGCGAGCTTCGCGGAGGATGAAAGGAAAACAATGATTGCCATACGAAAGAGCAGCACAGCAGATACCAGAACCTGTGATGTCACGAAGGTTAGCCGTCAGCAGTTGCTTGAGAGCAGCGTCCAGCACATCCAAGACGTTCGAGAGGGCTTGGCATTTTTCGACCACCTGCTGGCCCAAGCCGCCCGAAATCACGACACAGACAAGATCACAGATATCGATGGATTCCATAGGGACTTTCTGACCAAATTCGAAAAAACCGAATGGTGGGACCGTCACAGGAAGATCAATCGCCATCACCTTCTACAAGAGGATGGGGTCCCGCAGGATGTAAACCTCATCGACGTTTTGGACATGATCTCCGATTGCGTTATGGCTGGAATGGGCAGGGCTGGGAGTGTGTATCCGCTTAACCTCTCGCCTGACGTGCTGATGAAGGCGTTTCAAAATACGGTGGACTTGTTGAAAGCTCAAGTAGTGGTTCTGGACTGATCCAAGCGAGCGAAGAGGGGGAAGGGAACATGTTGAAAGAGCTTGATGACTACGATTGGGCAGAAGTTTTCGGTGAGGGTGATGGCGGTAACTGCACCGCGATTATCCCGCCGAACCATCCATGCAATCCCGAAGGATTTAATTTGGGCACGTTCACCCGAGAGGACGTAGAGAGTATCTCTGGAATGGTTGAGGGCGAGAACGACGGCGCCGAATGGGTTGTTTATGGCCAGCTAAAGGATGGACGTTGGTTCGTTGCTCGTGGCGGATGTGACTATACAGGTTGGGACTGCCAAGCTGGCAATAGCGGAGATGTGGCTCCCACGAAAGCTCTCATTGAGCAGTTTGGCTTAAGCGAGAACGAACGGAGCCGTTTTGGTTTGAGCCCATTACTCGCAAAGGAGCCCGCCCGTGAGCCTTGAGAACTTGAAGGACTGGTTACTATCCAAGCTGCAACGTGATTGCAAGCATCCTGGACACATGTGCGCATTTGACGTACTGGAAGGCACCTACACAGGCGTAGCTGTCTCGTATTGCAATCGTTGCGGAGCAATCAAGATTAATCATTTGGAGTGGAGAATACCTGATCCTAATCTGTGGAAGGAATTCCCGTGAGCCTTGAGAAGATCGTCCCCACCCGAGAGAGCTGCGCCAAATTGAAAGGAGAATGAAATGGCAATTCCACGTCGGATTGACCTGTTTAGACTGACACCAGCGGAACTAGCTATTCGCAATGCTGTTTTGGCTGTTGAGGAGATGCCTGCCGACCCACTCCTAACTGATGCAGTCGTTTTGCTTCAGAAGGCTAAAGACAAAGTTGCGGACTTTGTGGATAAGGAACCGCCAAAATGACCCTCGAATCAATCGTCCCCACGCAGGAACTCTGCGCCGCCCTGCGAGATGCGGGACTGGTGCAGGGTAAGAGTGTGCTGGTTTGGGTGCGCTCCGGTAATGATTGGAAAGTCATACCCAGATACCAAAGCGCCTACCTACCAATAGACCTCCTCGACGCCCCGACCGCCAGCGAGTTGGGGGAGATTTGCACTATGACTTCAGGGAGGGTGGACTATGAGCAGTACTACGCCACTTCTTTTTATGTATGGTTTAGCTACATTCCGGCCTTCTATAAATCCGAAACCGAAGCCCGCGCCCAGCTTTGGCTCTGGCTCGCGAAGAACAGGCCGGAGTCTCTCGGCGAGTGGGTTGGAAAGGAGCGCACATGACAGGTGACTGGCTCAACGGGTGGAATCGGCACGGGGCGACGGTTATTGTCGGCAACGGAGTCCACTGTGCTGGCTGTGGGAAGGACCAAGGGATTGTCACGGTTGATTTGTCGGATGCCGGGGATTGGGATACTAGGAAAGTCCCAGATTGGCCATTTCTTGAAGGGGACTGTCCCATCTGCCAACTAGAGGCAGAGCTTGCCAAGTATCCACAGGACAAGCTCACCGCGAGGATGGCTGCGCTTGCGAAGCTGCGTGAGCCCGCCCCGCTGCATGTGGAGAAGCATAGAGGAAGGGAGGCTGCCAAAAATGAGTGACTATATTGCCGGGATGTTGATTGGGCTGCTTTGTGGACTACTATTTGCAGGCGGATGTGTGTCGGCTATAAGCCAGAGAGAGGCCATCAAGCACGGATGCGCCCAGTACAATCAGACCACAGCCCAGTTCGAGTGGAAGGAGCAAGGAAAGTGACAAAGGCGATGCGGCAATTCATAATTGAGAAATCTAAAGATCCCAATATTGGCCTGTGCTGGATAGTCGGAGACGCTAGCCCAGAGGACTTTGTTGAGTTCGGCATCCGCGCTTTCGTGGCCGAGGTTCGGAAGAGGGCAGGCCAATTTGCTCTGGCAGACTCGGCAGGAGTGCCCCACGATCCAAGCTCTGTCAGCTACGGTGACGCATTCGACGAACTCTCTCAGGAGCTGCTGGGGGAAAAATGAGACGATACCGAAGCGTGGCCGATCAATTGAAGGATGATGAACTGTTGGACAAAGCGACAGCTGCCATCCTTGGGAATGTTGAAGGGGTAACCACGCTCACTTACGAGTACAACGATGTCACAGATGATTGTGATTTGGTAGTTGTGTCTGAGAACGCGGGAACGCTTAAGAACATGGATCAAATACTTTCCCAACTTAAATCTGCAGGGATTTATGAACCTTTAGTTAGTAAAGTACTATCTATTACCCCAGAGGATTACAAAGAGAGGAAGAAAAATGGCTTCAAAGCAGACGTCAACGAAGAAGGCGACTAGCCACCTGAAGTTCAAGATCTACAGCGACGTTCCCGGAGAGTGGCGCTGGCAGTTGAAAAGCGGCAACGGCAAGATCATTGCCGACTCTGCTGAAGGCTACCAACGTAAGAGCCATTGTGCGAAGATGGTGGATCTGATTCGTGGTAGTGCGTTGTACGCGAAGGTCGAGGGAGAGAGTTAGTGAAGAAAGAGGTTGCGATAGCTATCGGAGTCGTTGGGTTTTGGTTGTTTTTGGAGATAGTCTTTACTTTACTAGACTATTTCGTTCCCTTACCAAAAGGAGTCTGAAATGTTACCAGTGATCGGTCTGGCAATTCCATGGGTGATGAAGGATCCGCGGCGCCTGAAAGCTGTCTTGGCCGGCGTGGTGTTGATTGCCGTGCTCTGGAGCTTCAAGATGTGGTTGAATGCCAGAGACGCCCGTGCTCGAGCCAAGGAACAGATTCAGCAGATTGAAAAACGTACCAGTGAGCGCGAGAAAGAACTCGATGCCAAACAAAAGGAACTAGATATCAAAGAAGCCGAGTTTGTAAAGCGCGAGTCCGACCTGGCGGCCGATCGCTTGAAGTCGGCTCCGTTCCGAACTGGGATCAATGATCTGAAGCAGGGCTTGGGTGCTATCGATCAAAAGCTTTCCATGAAGCAAAGTGAGGTCGCCAAGATACCTGTGTCTGAACTAGACTTATGGTTGCGTCGAGCGATTGCGGAAACGGAAGTGAAAGCGGAGGTCGCAAAGTGAAAATCATTGCCTTGGCTCTAATCCTGTTCGCTCCTGTCTGCCTTGCCCAACAGTCCCCCATTGACGAAGGTAAGACCGTGATCATCACTCCTAAGCCGCCTGCCGCTGTCATTGAGGCTCCGTTGACTGAGCGAGAGAAAAGGGAACTTCTGTTGCGCCTGACCGAGCTCGTGTTCTTGCGGGAGAAGGTGAAGCAGCAGGCCGAAATCATCAAAAGAGATGAGGAGCAGGACAAGCGTGAGGCTGACCTAAATGCCCGTGAACTCAAATTGATGCAGGATAAGCTGGATTTATCTAAACAGGAGCTTGCAGTTTCAAACCAAAAAGCAGAGAATTTCCAGAAAGCATACGAGGATTTGAGGGACGTTGGGCATCATGGCATCGGATGCACAATCAAAAAAATAGTTTCGATTGGCCTCTGGGGTTGCGGATAAATTAGAAAGCACGAGAGCTATTGTCCAGGCCGTCACCTTCGACAATAAGCGATTCGGATCGGATGTGACGTGAACAGGTACTGGCTCTGGTATTTTGTAGGCGTCGCACTCCCTTATTTTATCAAGCTCGGCAATTACCTTTTAAGGAAAACTGCCGATCATACTGTCTCACTCTGGAGAATCATCGCAGAATACATGGTCGGTGACGTTCAAGTCGCAACAACGTCGGTTATGACCTTGGGTGCAGAATGGGTTCTGGGAGCCATTTATGTCGACAAATTGCCAATGCCTTTCATGGAAGTCTTGGATCTCCCACTCCACGTTGCCAGCTGTTTCTTTTTAGGTGCGATTGCTGAACTGATTGCGCCATTGATTATTCGCAGGGTCGTTGGCTGGTTCGGGCCAGCGAGTTCAGATGAGAAAAAAGACAAGGAATAAAGCGAGGTCTATCATGCCATCAGGTCCCCCAGTCCCAGATCCAATCCTTTCCACGGGTCCAACCAATCCGGGCCAGCCAGGCCCAGGATCGAATCTTATCCCAACCGGTGATCCTAACGCTGCGCCGGCACCAAAAGATCCATTTGGAATCAAGATTGATCAAAGCACGGCCACGCAGTCAAAGCCCGCGGTTACTCGTGAGGAGTTTGACGCTCTGGTTCGGAAGGTTGAGGGTCAAGAGGTTGTGCTGAAGTATCTGGAGCTGCGGTTGCCACGGTAGCGTTGCCTCTGACACATACTGTCACTAGTCTGTCTTTAGTCTTGTATACTTGTCCAGCAACGGAGGATGGAGGATCTTCGTCTCTTATTCTTCTCACATAGCCATCTCCATCAAGAACGACTATATCCCCGAAAGTAAGTTCATCTTTCGCAATAGCCTCGGCGAGTATTTCGCCATTGTACCGCATCCAGAACTTTCTCAGCCCTGGCCCAAGTTTTAACTCTCCTCCCCTGATAGCGCGTCTCACACTCCCTCCAGGCGGGCTGGGCCGAATCGCTCCGGCCCGTTAACAGCGTGGATACCTTCTGGCAGGATTTCCCGGTGGCTAGCCGGAGGTAGGATCGGTGGTGGGATCATAAAGACGCAGGTTTATTTTCTTCGTCGTATGCTTCCAGTATCCGCTTTGCCCTGGTCCAAGCGCAAGTGATCTTGTGACCCGTCTTCCAATCGCCACTGCAGCAGCTGAAAATCCATCGTTCACTGCCATGGTAAGTCTCTTCCGATGGCGGGTCGTTCTTCATCTCTCGGATGATGGCAATGGCGTCGTCGTAGGTGAAGCTCATTTATTCTTACACTCCGGCCAATGCCATGAATTCTCGGCAACAGCACAATCCGTGACAACCCACTCTCCAGCCAGCGTAACGCAGATATCGACGCTCCACGAGCCACCAAGAGCCTTGCCGCACTTGCTGGCCAAATCTCTTACCTTATTTTCATCCCAATCATTCAAGACAAGTAGGTCTTCGTAATGTACTTTCCAGTGTCCCGGCGGGCGTCCATGCTCAATAGCATTCTCTGGCCAGTACGGATGAATGCAGCGGATCTTGTCCTCGTCAACGAAGCATCGAAACTCCTTTGCGATCGGCATGTCGCCGTAGCCTGGTAATGAAAACGGCGCCTGAAGCTGAAGGAATTCACGAATCACCCAAACGTCAGATGGAAGTCCAAATATGTCCACGCATTCAGACCACTCGACAAGACTCAAAATGTGGTCTCCAATCTTCTCAACGTCTTGGACGAAGCAGTTGTCTTTCCATCCATGCTTGCCAGAGCCTTGACCGGTTCTGAGAAAGAAAGGTGTTCCAAATGGTTTGGCTGCAGACTTCATTTCTTCAAGAAAGAGACGCCACTTCTCCATCGTCGCTTCGTCTTTCTTCTCTTCAAAGTCGTAGATTCGCAACAACTCAAGATCGGTTCGCAGGATGACCGTCTTGGGAGTTGGCACAACCGGTTCGATCTTCGGATACCAATAGCTGAGGCAGTTCAGTTTTGTTCTCATCAAAATCCCCACATTTCACGGTAGGCGTTCATCATCCAACTTTCGACCATTCCTTGATTTGGCTCTTTTGGTAATGGCGAGCTATCCCATAGATCTTTCAACTCGCGTTCCAATTCGCCGGCACGAGTGAGGCAATCCTGTAGCGACACTTTGCCTGTGCGCACATCCAAAAGGTACGACCTCTCGGGTTCACGCATTGGGAGAGTGAGGTTCCCAGTACTCATTAACTCCACGCCTTCAAATCCAAGCCTGAGCATGTGCATGGCATATTTCACATCAAAGCCGTATCTCTCTTCGAGATCTAGACGCCGCACGCCTTTCTGCCCACCCTCACCATTAATCCGCTGTCTCTGCGCCGTGAGATAGCCAAGAAACGCACCACCGGCCTTTCGACTGATGATGTAGGGATGGAGCTTCTGTAATTGCTCACCAGGCGGTGTCATCTTAGTTACGAATGGATGCTTGATGAACAGCAGATTAAGAATAGTCGGATTCCCCTTCAGTGCCAGCCGGAGATACTTTCTGAGAGAGTAGATCACCAAGTCCAGATCTCCTGACTTTGATCGGGCATCCTGCTTTCCTTCTCTGACAGCGGCTGTCCTAAAAATATGTTGTTCAAACTCTTGGAACCCGACAACGCGGTTGAATGGTTCGACAGTTACTGCCATCTCATCAGTATCATCGACGCCATCACTGACCTGAAGCCCGTGAACGGTAGATCCGACGACGCCACGAAGGATGGTTGCTGCTTCTGCTTCTTCAAGCGTGAATTCCACGATGTCCTTTCTGGCATCCAGCAGGCCCGTGCAGAGAGAGGGTGCGTTCCCTGTGACCGACGAACCTGCCGGAGCTCACCCTGCGGTGAGAGCGAGATTCTTTTGTTTATCCGCCTTCAGCGCATCCTCAGCGAACTTCCGGAGATCGTCCTTCCAGCAACCGTGTCGTCTGATGATGCACTGGAACTCTTCAACATCGTGTTTCCGCAAACGATACACTAGTTTGTCGTGCCCGTCACGCTTCGGTTCTGCGGTTTCCGCGTCAAAACTTAACGCCAAGTGTTCAAGCTCGTGATCGACCAAAGCCCTGCGCTGGTTGATGTCAAACACTTCCCATGCCTCATGATTCAAGAGCAGGAATCCATCAGCTCCGTGAGCTTCGCGTTCGAGCTCACTGGCTTTCTTCATCTTGCCCAAGATCAAATGTCCGTCTTTGTCTTCCTTGTTGCCCATCATCCATGCCGGAATGATGTTGGCATTGACAAGTTCTTCGTGATTCTCATTTATGAGGGCAAGCATCAGATTGAGAACTTCCTGGCCCTTGGGGGATATTGCGTTGATCAGGACATACTTAGGTTCAGGCCCGCCTGGCTTGGCGGCTTTTCTCGTTCTTGCCATAACTCTTCCTCCGTGATGGTTTGAATAGTGATTGCTACTCCAGACCGATGAGTCGAGTACTGCTTAGTTGCTTGAATTGAAACTACTTGAAAATCGTCGGCGTATGCCACACCCGAAAGCGCATCGAGACAACTCCTACAAAGCTTGTCCAAATCCGGCCGTGGTGGAAACCAGTACTTGGACTTATTCGGCGGCAGCATGAAAAAGTTGAGCTTCAGATGGATAGCCCCATCCGAGACCTGAACTCCATTCTGCTTGGCGACATACCCAATTGCGTCCTGCCATGCGTAGAGTTTTTTGGATCCCTCCTGCATCGTGATGATCTTCCCTTTCTTGTTTTTGAAAGAAAATGTACTCCCCTTGGGTGCAGACTTGCCATCGACGAAGAAGGTGGTGATCACTTGGATTAATCTCTCCGCATTGAAGAAATAAACGAATCTGACATTTTTCCTGCCAACTTCTCGACATCCGTGTTGAGTACTTTGTGAGCAGTTTGGTTGATCAAATCCTTGATCTTGGCCACAAGATCAGCATCACCCTCGACCATTTCCTTGGCCATTTTCTGAGTAACCTGAATAACGGCGTTGTTGAAAGCTTCCTCCAAGGGTGTTTTGTTATTTCTCCATGAGTCAGTAGAGGGCTTCAGGAGATTTGACAAGGCATCGGTGATGATCTTTGTCTTCATCTCCGGTGTCAGCAATCCCATGATCGCCTGCGATGTGGCCTCCCGGATAGCCACTGGGTCAAGTTGAAGCGTGATTGAACTCATCTAAAATTCTCCTTAAAATCCTTTACAATCTGCCAGCCAACGTAAACCAAAGCTGCAAACGCAGCGACGACGAACAGACAGAGGACGATGATGGCTGGGATCATTTTTGAAATACCCTCATCCCGGCCGTGATTGCACCGGGATGAGAACCTGTTACGCCTGGAGTGCTTCCAAGCGTTTGCGCTGCAAAACCTCGACTGCAAAATTCACACTGCGAACCATACCACCACAACTTGAACCCGTGGCTCCATGCGGTTTACCTGCTGGCTCTTTCTTTTCCCCCGCAGCCTCACGTAAATCCGCATCATTGAAGTAGTAACAACACTCGACATCTGACCCAACTGCATTGGAGTTGAAACCTTTGGGAGTCCCCGTAGCCATTGATTTTCTCCTTGTCGTGATCGTAGTTTATTTGGAAGAGAGATTAGCGTAAGTGAGTTGGAGCCATTCCACGTCAGAGCATTCTTCAAGGGTCTTGGTCGTCAAGTACTCGTGCCCGCCACCTGACTTTGGTCGCTTGCTGAGGGTAGTCAGTTTTGAACCTACGACATTGGGAGTAAAGTTCTTCGTAAGTAGTTCTTTGATGGCTAAGCGAAGGTCTAGAACAGCGTCGTCGGTCGGTACGTCTTCACCTAGTTGTGTCTCTGGAATTAGAGTGCCTTGGGCCGCTGTTTCTGTCGGTGCCGCTGCTTCTTTCTGTTGGGTCGCAGTCTCCTGCATCTTCTCGTTCAGCTTGGAAGCTCCACTACTGGTTTCCTGTGCTTGCTTCTCGAACACCTGCTCAATCGTTGAATCCCCGTCTTTGATGGCCGTGGCGAATCCCTTTAGTGTAGCCAGCTGATCCAGCCCGATTTCGTCCACGCTCTTGATGTCAAGGCTGGCGAAGATCTTGTCTTTACTGACACCCATCTTGCCGAAATACTGAATCATGCTCTCACGCTTCGATGACAACGTTTTGGCGTCTCCGATCGCCGTCTTTTTCGCTTGCTCGTAGATATCCTTAGCGTAAGTGAAAGGCACGATCTTGAAGATTGCGTTGCGCAGGGCAATGGAACACGCTGCATTGGCCGTGACTCCGATCATGTCGTCACCGTAGCGACTTCCACTTTTGGTGGTGATGCGGCGCCGGACCTCGACATTGGCGCTATTGTTCTTTTCCAGGTCGTGGCAAACGCCTTGAGCCGTGACAAACTTGTCGTCGATGGAAATGACTCTGGCACCGTACCGCAGGTTCCCCCATGCGCTACCAATGATCTCAGCCAAGCGAATGGAAGGCCCTTCGATGTTGTTTGGGGTGCCGTCAGCGTTCTTGCGCTTTAGGACGTAGAAGCATGAGGACGCGGTTTCTTCGTCAAGTGTGGCCATTGCCAAGGCTTCATCCTTGAACTTTTTGATGAGCCGTGGATACTTCTTCGCAGTCGAGATCTGGATGTCAATCTCTGACTTATTGATGACCTCAAGAGCCGATACGGTTTCAATCGGTCCCTCAAGGAACTCTGTCTTACCTGCATTCATTGACATTCTCCTTTACATGTTTCCATCTTTTTCGATTAACAATTCGACACACTTGATCGTCTCTCAGGTTAAGACTTTTGCAGATCTCTATCTGGCGTGCCCCTCCATTGGACATTTCTAGAATCGATCTCACTATATCTTCTGTGAGTTTTGTTTTCCTGTATGGTGATACGTTCTGAAAGCGCCCCTTCTTGATACAATCCTGGGTATTATCTTTGGCTGTCCCGAGAAAAAGGTGGTCTGGCCTAACACAACGTTTTGTGTCGCAGTGATGGCAAACATAAAGACCTTCTGGAATTGGTCCATTGGCCAACATCCAAGACAATCTGTGGACAGCGTGATTGAATTTTGTTCCGTATTCCTCTATGGCACCATAGCCATCACGACGAACCGCCTTGGTCCATAACCAGCATCCATCATCAGACTTTTCTACATTTCTCCAAAGCCTGGCTTCAAGAGTAAGGATTGCCCTCCGTTTGTATTTCTTGTGTGGCCTTGTCATAGCGATCGAATCACCCATTCTGGCAAAGAAATATCTACTATTTCACTTGGATATCCTGGCCAAGAGTCGTGATCAATACAATCTCTGTAGGTGGCTAAAAGCCTATCAATTTCTCTTCTGCCAAATTCAATAGCTGATTCCTCTAAGCGATAGACGGCGACTCCAAACGGGGGAGTTTTTTCGACAGCAATGAATGCAAAATCCTGAATATCTACTCCACAGGATCTTGCTCCAGACAAATACATTGCAGCTTGGGCATAGTAATGAAGATTGAAAATGGTCTTTGTGAAACTCGTGGGGCCTGCATCAATGGTAGTCTTTAGGTCAATAATAACTTGATGTTTTTTTGATATCCCGTCAGGACGACCCTTGCAGTAAAGACCATGAGAGTCCCGCCACAGCATTGAGGCCTGAAAAGCTTCACAAGCTGTCAATAGTTGTGAGGCTGATTGGTGAGCGCGGACCGCTTCAGACATAGCCACGGCATTATCATTGTCTGATGCGGATAATATTCTTTGTGATGGAGCCGTTGCTGAATTTGCTTGGGAGTGGGTTCCACAAAACCATTCATCGCATTCCTTGTCAAAATTGAAGGCGACCAAACTGCCCTGATTAGAGCATCTACTGCCTTTTTGTGTTTTGGCCGTACATTGTTCAGTAACCGCAAAACGTGCTTTAAAACTGTCTGGTTCAAAAACCAAAGCATCAACTGCTGAGCCGAGTATCATGGCCGGTGTTGGTTCTTCTGGATTCCTCTTGCGATAATAGCAATGGGCGGGAGATTGACGCATGTCGTTCAGCATTGAGTTAGAGCATCCCTCCCAGAGCATGTACTCATCAAACGGAACGTTTTTGTAGATGCCGGGTTCTGGTCTCATTTTCTCTTCTCTCTTTCTTCGATCATAGCGTCGGCGAGGTCGTAGCAAAACCGTGCGACCACATTATGTCTCGGCACGTTCCCTTGTTGGATCATTAGTAATTCGTTTGCACTAACTGGAAATAAGCTAATGGCTTTCCCTGCGAACCAATCTCGCAGGGACATGCCTTTTGCGGCCGCATATACTTCTTCCCTGATCCCAGGATCGTGAGAGTCAACATAGACAATGCTTCCGTGTGGGAATGCGGGACCACCATCGCTAGTTTTCATTCTTTGTCCTCACTTTTATTCACTGGAGTACCTCGATGTCTCAAACTCCACTGTTCCGCTATTTGGACCAAAATAAAGAGGTAGAATGCAATAGCTCCTATTAGTACAAATGCGAGAATCCCTAAGCCGTCAGCGTGCTTGTCCGCGAACTCCCAGAATCCGATTTCCAACATGAGTCACCTCGTATGCTTCATGAGATTAATGCCAGAATGGAAAGCCTCTTCTGGCGTTGGCACATGCTCTGTGATCTTTCCGAACACAGGGTGTGAGCAGGAGAACAACCTCTCCACTCTCTCTCGGGTTTCGTTGCTGTAGTAACCGGCATAGTACCCAAGATTTGCTTTGGCGATATCTTCTGCCGTCAAACCATCGGTGCGAGGATTTTGGTCCAAGTGTTTCTGAGTGAAGGCAACGTAGTCCTGCAAGTACTGCCTTGCGTCTTCAGGGTCAGTGATCTCCATTGCTGGCCCAAGGCATTCTCTATAAGTCATGGATTCTTTGTTTTCTGGATTGAACTTCGTCATTGTAATCCTCCTTAATTGTGGTGCCGAGAGCCAGAATTGAACTGGCGACCACTGGTTTTTCAGGCCAGCACTCTACCTCTGAGTTATCTCGGCACTAGAAATCCTTAGTCTTCAGTTTAGTAATCAGACGATGACCCTTCTTGTCGAACAGGGGTTCCGCAGTTCGACCAACGAGACCTTCGGCCTCCAACTTCCCATCATTGAGATGAGACTGAAATCCCTTGCGAACCATATCGCTTGCTTGATGGAGCGTCATCTCGCCAATGAATGGAACTACCTCTAACCCAATCTTGTTGGCAATGTCACAAGTGTTCTCCCAGTTCATCCACCATTTGCCATCCACGAGAACATCAAAAACGATGAACTTTTTAGTTGGGCTGTAATCGCCGCCTTTTTGGATGCCGGCCCCGTAGCCCTCACCATAGATAACGGCTGTGGTTTCTGGGAAATGCTCTTTCAGTTTCTCTGCCGACACTGTCTCGTAAAGATGTCGGATCAGATCAGTATGAATCTGAGCGTTGTCGGTCTTGCCACCAAAACGCAGTGGTGCTGGCGGTTCCCAGATGATTCTGATGTTGGTGCCGTCAATCTTTTCAGTCCACAACCAAGACTTGATTAGACTGTAAGTGCGATTCTTTAGAATCCCTGGTTTAACTTTGAAGCTCACTTCGTCGCGCTCATAGAGCGTCTCAATCTTATGGTATTCCATTAAATCACCTCATCTGCCCAGACCAGCAACCCCGAGCCTTTGCAGCACTCACACTTACCTGAGCCTGTTACCCATTGACCATCTTTCATTTGAGAATTCCCACAACCTGCACAAGCACACTTCTTATCGCCACCGCAGTGCCAGCAAATCTGAGGATCTTGGGCAAAGGCGAAGGCATCGAACCCGATAACCCTCGCCATCCCCTCTTCGTAGATGTGGCTTTGAATGAAACTAGACTTACGCGGTTCTTTGTTCGGGCTGGTGGACATTCGAGATATTGGCCGTCTTCAAGAACCTCTCTTCGTCATGCTCAATCAGAAGCTTCTGCAACAACATATTGTCTTCGTTCGGAATGCCTTGATCCACGGCGTGAATGCAGTAGCTCTTGACGCTGTGACCTTTCTCGTTCAAGAGCTTCACATTCCCTGAACTGCCGTGGTGGATGCGATACCTGCGCTTGCCATCCTTGGTGATCACGTCAAAATGACGATCTTTCTGGTACTGCTTGCGCTGCTCTTCTTTCAGTGTTTCAAGAAGAAGTCTTTCAGCCTTTGCCACAGCCGCTTCGCGTTCTTTGACAGCGGCTTCACGCCGAGCGAGTTCGTTGAGACGCTGCAGCTCTGCTGCCTGCCTGTTGGCCTGTTCTCGCTGAAGACGTGCCGTTCTGTCGGCCTCGGATTCAATGTGGGACTGCTTTGGGCGAATCTGGCTGGCATAAGCAGAACCCTCATCCTCAGAAGACTTAATGACCCACGCCTTGTAGATCGTGTCGGTGATTGTGCTTGTAGGGGTTGTGGATGTACCTCCAGAACACCAATACTCCCATGGGCCAACATAATTCGACGTGCCAGCATAATAGGCCGTGGCGGTGGAGGTCTCACACCAATACCTCCAAACTCCTGCCCCTGCTGATCCAGTGATCTCAATCGTAGCCAAGCGCACCCCCTTTGATTTGTGGGACAAAAATGATGCGCTCTGCCGCAGGATCAAAATCAGAAATCTGTTCGTCCTTATCCCCCTTCTTGGTCACACTGAAGGCGGCAAATCCTTTCTTTTTGAAGTCATCGAATTGCTTACGTGCGAAGCTGACTTCGTCCGCATTGTTTCTGTCCCATGTGGTTTTCGTGTCCCCGGTCCTGTCCAGTACTGCCATTTCGCCTGTTTGAGCCATCGCTCCTCCTTTTATTGTGAAAGTTCACTGCTACCTCTAACCATCCGCGCAAACTTGTCAGTCCCCATCAAGCCGTGGAAAAGAGCATGCTTTGGCTCGATGTCAATTCCACCAACTTCGATCTTGAATCCATTGTCTTCAAACCATTGCAGCCACAACCAAAGCTGATTTATAGAGTCCTCATCGTGTCCGAGAACTGCCACGCATGGGTGTTTGTGATAAGCACTTCTCGGCTTCCAGACCTCACCATTCTTGTCGAGTTGATTACTGTAATCCTTGTCCCACCACTCATAGTCTGGGTAGAGACCGTTGACAAGAATGCCAACACAGGGTCTCCAGAATCCACATTCACCCTGAAGGGAAAGTTGCGCACCATTGCGTTTGCAATAGTCCAACATCCAAACTATTTTCCCGTCGAGGTTGACGCCTCTGATTGCTCGCATCAGTATTAACCTTCTGCACTCTCTCCACCCTTCGCGATTTCTTCCAACTCTTCCTTCGCTGATTCCTCAAGTTTCCCAGAAATAAACAGGTCAAACTTCAAAGCCGCATCAAGCATCGCATCAATGGTTGCTGGCTGAATGGCCGGTCCTTTATTGCGTTCAGCCAAATTGGATGCTTCGCGCAAATAATCAGCGTCTTTGATGATCAATTCTCGGTAGGCTTGAATTGCCATCAATAAGCTCGTCGTCCGCCTCTTTTCTTCTTTTGATAGATCAATGAATTGAGTTTCAGGATTAAAGGCGATTCCAGCCTCTTCGACCACGTCAAGTTCAGACTTTTGTGGAACCATCAATTGATCTTCTGTGAGCTTCTTTGTTTTTGGCATGCTCCTCCTTCTTATTGTGGTTGTTAATGAGTGTTACTAGAGTTGAGTCTGAAAAACTCCAAGTACTGAACTTGTTGTGATTTCCATAGTTCTGGATCCATGTCTTTTATGATGGATTCAGTGTCGCCTTCATTCTTAGGATAATGATCAGAGCAAAGCCAACTCGCGTACAAGAATCCATCCGCTGTTTCAATCATGGCAGTTCTGTAAGCGGAAAATAGCAAGATCGGATCTAAAGAGTGGATCTCTTTCGCTGGTGATTTCCCACATATTTTTCGACCGTTCCACGCACCGCATTCCTTTGAGGCTGCAGTTAAGCAAGCATCCCTCTCTTCTTGTGTTTCAGTTTCAACTATCCGCGACTCCTGTTTTGTGACATCGCCAATGTGTTTAGTGATTTTCATAGGTGCCTCTAAGCGTTTACTGAGTCTTCTTTTACCGCACCATCCTCGATCAGCACAGCACTGGGGCTGTCCGAATTGATCGTCTCGATCCACACCTGCATGTCCTTCTCCGTCGCCATCTCCGCAATCAGCTTCAGGTTGTCGTCGTCCAAGAGCGAACCATCTCGAATCAGCAGAACCCGTAGCTTCGGATTCAGGGCAATGCCCATGGCCAAAGAGACGCGGAGCTGTTCGGCAGAGCTGGCTTGCGAGAACGGCACGCCCTGGTACATGACCACGCCGGCATCGTTGAATGACATGCCGGGAATTGGGAAAGGCGCACTGGCAATCTTTGACTGCTTTTCGTCGTCGATTTTGGCGATAGCTTTGTCGAGCTCAGAGTGACGTCGTCTGGCCTCCGCAAGCTCGGCTTCTGTCTTCTTGACTTCTTTCTTGGCACGAACCGCGGCGTTGGTTTTCTCGATGCCGGCGATTCTGTCGTAGAAATCAGTGACGGGGATGTCGACGAGTTTGTCGGCCGCTTCTGATAGAGCCATGGCAACCTCGCAGGCCTTCAGGTAGTCGTCTTGGAGCAAAGACAATTCTGTTTGCAGTTGAGTGATCTTGCCCTGAATCCTCTCGGTCTCGGCCAAGTAATTGTCGGCCACTACCTGCGCAGCCGCCGCTTCCTCGCGCTGATTCTTGTTATCTTTGTTGGTCGCATCGGCATCACGTTTTTCATTGATGATGTCTGTAGCCGAAACCTCTTCATCCGGGACGCTCTCCGGAATTGGAGGGAACACTTTCATTCTGGCTTCGATCTGAGCGACTAGGCGACCAAACAGAGTACGGTCGGTGTAGGCTTTGGCTCGTTCAGCATCTAGCGTCGAGAAATCAAGCTTCAGAAGATCCCGCAAAACCTTGCCTTGCTCCTGAGCCGTCTGTCGTGAAAATGCCAGGGGATCGAAACTGAGAGTGCCGTAGAGCTTGTCCAGGATAGCCTGTGGTGTCTTCTGTGGTACGCCGTCCTTGGTCGTTACAACCAACGTGCCCCCGCTCGGCGTGATGCTGCGACGCACGATCAGCTCTCCAAGATCGACGACAATCTCGGCCTTCTTCTGGCCTTTGCGGATTGGTTGCTCTGGAGCATGGGCCATGCCGCCAATGGCGATTTCAATGGACTCTAGCACTGAACTCTTTCCGGCAGCGTTCTTGCCCTTAATCGGGACAAGACTATCTTTGGGTTCGATGTTGACGGCAATCAACTTCTTAAAGTTCTCCGTTTTAAGGCTTACGATTTTCAAGATTTCACCTCCTCTGTATTAATGATTAGTTTGTCAATCGCAATGTGGTCGACCAAGTTAGCGCAAGTTCGTAATGCCTCATTGGCACCTTTAAGTTTGTCGTGGATACTTGCCATGTTGGCAGCTAGTCGGTACATCCCATTGATGTCTATTACGCTGCCTTCTTTGACCGCCGGAAAGTCTCTGTCGTACTTTGAGTAGTAACCAATTAGGTTTGCAATCTCATCCTTCGAGACTACGCACAGAAAGTGATCACTGCCTTGAGTTGCGATGATCTTCATGAAAAGGCCTCTCCAGTGCCTCTTTAATTCAACTATCCCTTAATCACATACCTCGTGCAGAGCAAGAGCGGATCCTGCTTGGCAGGTTCAACCGTGCTGAAATTGTAGTGATTCCCCAAGCCCACAATCGTTGCCTGCTGATACTGATACCAGGCTCCCAGAACGTTCGGAACGGGGTAGGCGCCACGGATGTCAAAATAGTCGGTGATGCGAAGCTCGTTCTCCGTCATATTGACCTCACGCCCACCTTTGCGCCATTCCTTGAATTGCTTTCCGGTAAAAGAAGAATCCAAAAGGATCAACCCAGACTTCAGGCTCGGCAGGACCACGAGTTTAAGGTAATTTTCTGTGCCGCCACGGATCGCACGCCGAGTCATCGCACCCTCAGATCAACCGTAATTTCGTACTCCTTGTACTCCTCGTCCGCTTCCAGCGGTGGCACAAGATAGCCTTCGTTTTTCTGACGACCAAGCGTTTCGCTATAGAACGACAACACATAGCCTACAACCCTATCTCCGGGAACCAGTCCCGAGACCACGAAAGTGATAGCAACATCTCCATTTGGCCTAATCAGATGTGTTGGACGACTCAGGAAGTAACCTCCAAGCGGATCTCCCCGGAGCTCGACGCTAACAGTATTCAGACTATCTGCTGCCCACTGCGGTAGCGGTTTCTCCCCACCCCTGATTGCTCTTCGTGCCATGTGATTAATTACCCAACTACGATTTTAGATAAACAGGAAATCAGATGCAAGTGAAAAATGAAATAGATTTAAGAATTACGCAAAATAGTCTTGCGCGAATCTGAAATTGGTTGTATTGTTCATTTATGGACTGGACGGAACGCGATGATTTTGAGTTTTGGACCGATTTGACCGGCACGATCGAAGCTGGAATCTTCATGCGCCAGGCCGTACAGGATTGGAAAAACGGCACGGTCGAGAAGTCGGGAGTGCAGTGGATTGAGCGTAGGCGCAGCGAGTGGGCTGAGAAGTGTCGGATCAAGATCACAAAGCTGGATCGCGTTCTGAAGTATCTGATGCAGCCGGAGAATGGAAGCTTTTTGTTCTGTGCCCGGAAGCGTAACGCGGTTGGCATCCCAGTCCTGCATGTCTCCCTGCGTTGGGAGAATATTGATCAGAAGGCTCAGAAGGTTGTTGAGGCTTTAAGTGTGGAGGCATCATGAAACTCAGCGTTGAAGAAATTGCTCGTGTTTGTCACGAAGTAAACCGAGCCTACTGTCAGTCGCAAGGCGACAATACTCAGTTACCGTGGGAGCAGGCACCGGAATGGGCCAAGAAGAGTGCGATTGTTGGTGTGAATCTGCACATCACTAACCCAGATGCCGGACCGAAGGCCAGCCACGAATCGTGGTTCGCTCAGAAAGATGCAGATGGTTGGGTGTATGGTCCAGAGAAATTGCCTGAATTCAAGCAGCACCCTTGCATGGTTCCGTTCGAGGATCTGCCCTTGGCTCAGCAGGCCAAAGACTATATCTTCAGAGGTGTGGTCAGAGCCCTTGCCGAGTAGGTTTGCATGGCGAAGAGTAGTAGACTCGACTCAACCCAAGAAGTCCTTGATTCCCGAGCGGTCGGAATCATTCTCAACGTGACGCCACGTCATGTAATTCGGCTAGCCAATCTTGGGATTTTGCCCTACCATCGACTGAATAAACGCGGGAGTTATCGATTTTTTTCCAAAGAGATTTATGCGGTTCAGCAAGCACGCAAATCAGGTCCACGGGTTCAGCTCTGGGATGTTGACTCGGAGCAAATGCCAGAACGCTTACTGGAACGCTGCTTTGGCAGCAGAAACTGGAGATACTTTTGTCCAGACAAGAAGCCGGAATCGTTGCTGAGCGGACTGATGACGCAGGTCGAACACGATCTATCCGCGCAGTACAGAGCCAAACTAAGAGAGATCGCAACACTAAAGGGACATCTGACGCGCCTGAAAAAACGACTGCGGTGAAGCGTGGCCGTGGCATGGCGATCGCGAAGCTGAAAAATCTTGTCTCTGATCTTGAGCGTTACAACCGTTACATGGCCGGAGAGTCTCTGGAGCAGATCGCTGTAGCTGATGAGATCGAAGAAGCCCAGGTCAGGGCGTCGATTCAGCGCGGTGAGCAGCAAGATGCTGTCAGGCGCAACGCCGAGTTGATGCGGCTGAAACATAACGGGGCGATTGAGAACGAGAAGTTGCGACAGAAGGCCCGTAGAGAGCAGAGCAAGAGCTACCTCCGCGCACAGGAAGAGCTTCTTGAAGGTAAGCAAGACGTTGTTCGAACTCTCCCTGATGGGGGTATTGAGATCGACACAATCCGAGACAACACAGCTTTGAGTGCCGGACTTGAGCACTTCCGTAAGACCACGCAGATGAGCCCGGAGAAGGGCCAAGCCGATGCGCCTGCGAATGTCGTCAACGTTCAATTGAACCAGAACAACAATCAAGGTGCTGGCGGGTTTGACTTTGAGAAGTCGTTGCAGAAGATCCGGAAGCAGCAGTCAGAGACGTTTCAGGAAGGTGAAGTGGTTGAGTAGCCGCAGCGGCGTGTGCGCGAACACGGACAATGGAAGCCAATCCGACGCTTGCGGGCGAGGACGGTCCCGCGCTGGTCTCCTGGGTAGCGAACGGTCGGCTGATCCGACCTGCGGGTTGAAACTATGCCTCGCCGAGCGATACGAAACCCGGACAATATCCCAAAGCTTAAGTTGTACAGGTTGGATTGGGATCTAGTGCCGGATGCTGATACATACCGAATATTCTGTAACGGTGTTCTGATCATGCTAGCCGAAAAACCTCCCGTCGAGATAGCCCTTCCTGGAGGGTCAATATGCAACATCGTGGCTTCCGACGAGTTTGGACATACGCTAGCTAACGAAACTGGTACGGTTGAGTAACCATGAAATGCTACGTTTGCATGCTGGAAGCCGACAGGGACGCATTTGGCAGACTCGATGTCTACGCCCGTGATGGCGGTGCGTTGGTAGCCCGGATGGGGACAATGCACCTTGGTTCGGTAACAGTTCTCGCTTGCCCAAACTGTGGAGCCTTGCACTCGACATTGCAGGGTAAGATTCAGGCAAATGATCGGAAAGAATAGAAAGCTGCGGCGTCAACAAAGCTGGTCGCAATCCTGCTTTTCATTGGATTGGAATTGCAGCCTACGCCGTGCGTAAAGGCAACGTCCATGACGGAACCTGGATAGTCGGTAACACCTTTAAGGTAAGCCCGGCCCGCAGCTCTGACAAATGAAGCGATGCGATGTATTCGTGGTGGTCCTCAACCTGAAGAAAGTCGTGGCACGGAAGCGATTGCCGAACCATCGTTCAGCTTTTTGGACAAGGTCCGCTTGGGCATGTTCAAGCTCTCTCCGGGCATGACTTGCTTTATTCTTGGCCATCATTGGGTGTTTCGCGATGTGATGTATTTTGGTCGAGTCGCATGGGTGAATCCGTGGCAGTGTTCTCGATGTGGGCATTTAAGATCGGAAATGCCTGCGCAGTACAGATAAAGGGATTGAGATGGGATGGAGAATTTTTAGCGTGTTTTTGTTGGCTTGTTCGACCGCTATGGCTTTTCTGGGAGTGAAGATCGGATATGTTGTTTTCTGTCTTTGCTTGGGTGTTATCTCTGGATTCCAATCTCTTCAGGATGAAATAAAATGAAACAATGGTTCCACATCGCGGTGCGCATTGCCTGGACGGCGACATGGGAGTCGTGGCAGCGTCTGAAGCGGTTGAAAGCCCCCGTGCTGGAACTCAGCAGCTCTCGCAAGCTCCGATACCTGCTGATCTTTCTCCTGCTGTTTTACTATCGCTTTGAGTTGCGAGCAGTGATCACCACGCTTGATTTCTCGTGGCTGCCAGCGATGTCAAAAGAGCAGATGTACGGAGCCTTTGCGATGGCAGCGGTGCTGCACGGGATCAGGTCATTGTTCTCGACAGCGTATGTCTACATGTCGAACATGCCGAGACAGCAACCGCCACCCTTCTCTTCTGGGCAACCCTTCCCGGTTCCCAACTTCACTCGCCCTGGCGGTTCTGGCGAGATCCACGGCTATGACGAAGAGGATGCGGGTTTGCGTGAGCAGGCCGAGATTGCGGCTACGGTGACGAATGGTGATGTGGAAGAGATCTTCAAGCAGATGAAAGAAGAGCGGATTCGGAGTCTTCAGTACACGAGGGATGAGGAATGAGCCGCAGAGCCATAAGGGGATGTGGGTTTGGCGCAGCCTCTCTCGTTAAAGGTGAAGGCCTGATCTTTGAATGGAGATCTGAAAATGAAGTGACTTTTAAGCTTGACTGCGGTTGTTGGGTTCGTTTTAAGGTGACACAAGACCCTTGTGGAGTCTGGCACTTTGATTTTAATAAGGGTGGTGGGACTATTGATGATGCCGCAAAAGGTGCGCTGCTGCTTATTGAAAGAACAGATATGCGTCCAGGCTGGCTATGGTTCAATGGATTTCCAATTCCACTTAGCTTGAAATTCACTCCAGCAGAAATCTGTCAGATGTATCATGGATCTGTTCGTGAGGGAAGGCGAGCCTTGGAGTGTTTCAAGAAATTCAGGGATGGTGAGAACCAATGGTTAGTTGCTGATCTTGAACCGCAAGAACCAAGTTTCTGAGAGGCAAGAATGAAAGGCTGGCTTCGAATTGATGTGAATGATGGTGCAGACACGCCGGACCAGATCGGTGTGATCCAGAGCAGTGGCGAAGGCCTGAGCATGTTGGATCAGATCGGATTGATGCGGATTCAACTGCTACGTTTGGAGCGAAAGATCGTGTTTGAGCTTGAAGAGTCTGAGCGCGTTCAGGCAGCGGCAATGAATTTGATGGACGCAAAAACACCGGAAAGGAAGATGTGATGGAATTTATAATCGAAACCGGATTTCGCAGGCTCAAGAACAATCAGAAGATGACGCAGGGCGAGAAGGTCTTTTACATGGAGCCCAAGCTGAACTGTGGCAAGTGCTACGGCCGTGGCTTCGTTGGAAACAATATTCACAACGGCGTCTCTGAGCCAATCCCTTGCCCGTGTCTCTTCGTTATCGTTGGCCCAGACCCAGGCTACGTGCCACCACCTACGCCAGAGCAGAAGGCCGAAGCTGCATTTGAAGCGATTGAAAGTCGTGGAACCTCGTTGTTGGATGGGTTGAAAGAGCAGGCCAGTAGTTTGATCGCTGCGGAGTAATCTTGGAGACCTCCTTGAAATTCTCCAATCCTCACAAGCGCAAGTTCACTGTTGGAAGCTTTGTGGGCGGAGTATTCAACCATGACTGGAACCCCAAGGTCGAAGCCGCCCACATCTTCCGGTGTTGTAAAACCGCAGAAGATATAGAATCTTGGCGTGAAATTATCACGTACAATCCCGAGCAAATGGAAGCCATGATGTATCACTTGAACCTGACAAGTTCAGACCGTTGTGCTATAAGGTCTAACTTAGAGAGACGGAAACGGTGTCTCCGTGAGTTCAATCGGCTAGTCAGACGCAATGGATCAGATCTCCAGGAAGTCCCCCCATGTTGCGGAACTGGTGGAGGCGATGGATCGTCGCTTGGAGGAAGCGAATAACGATCCCGCCAAAGTCTTTGCCGCACTTTCTCCCGCCGATTACGCAGTCATCGAAGAAGAGATCCGTCGCTGTCAAGGTAACGATCACAAGAGTGTTCGTTATTACCTTGAGAACTACCACGTCATTAACGCTGCCGCCAAGACAGAGAGTTTTGACGCAGCCCCCAATCTAACTACCCTACAATTCAACGAACCACAGGAATGGCTATGGGAAGACTTTGTCTTCTGCAGAACCAACAAACTTCCGCTGTGGTGGATACTGCTGAAATGTCGGCAGATCGGTTGGTCGACCATAGTTCAGGGCATCCTCTTCCACAACACCGTTTTCAACCGGTTCATTACCTCGCTGACCCTTGCCGATGAGAAACCAAGATCGGCCTGGCTGTTCAATATGTCGAAGCTGGCTTACGACAGCTTGCCGTACTGGATGCAGCCGGAAATGCAGTATGACGTCAAAGACACCCACATCAAGTTTGACCGAAAAGACGCTGAGCTCAGAAAGACGAATCCGGGCCTGAAAAGCACTCTGATTTGCGATGCCGCCAACAAGCTTTCAGGTGTTGGCCGCGGCATGACGTTTCATTGTGTTCACGCTTCTGAGATCAGCCGCTACATCAAGCCAAACGTGTTGACCCTGGATATCATGCCGGCAACATTGACGAACATCGATCACCCATTGTCCATGTTCGTGATTGAAGGCACCGCTGAGGGCAAGAACACATTCTTTGCCGACTTCTGGAAGAGCATCAAGACCGGAAGGTACGACATGTTTCGGCCCGTGTTTGCCGCCTGGTGGAAGGAGAAACGCTACTCGAGGCCGTTCAAGAACGAAGAAGCGAAGGCGAATTTCCGCTTAACCGAAGAAGAGATTGAACTGAAAGGCAAGGTCAAAGACGAATACGACTTCGATCTAACGCACGAGCAACTGAACTTCAGACGGCAAACCCAGATGATCATGGAGGATGCCGGGAAAGATACCGATCTGTTCGAGCAGGAGTATCCTTCCTATCCAGAAGCTGCTTTCCGAGCCCCTGGCAAGACGTTCTTTCCGAAGAAGCGGCTCTACGCCCTGGAAAAAGCCACGGTACGAAAGCCGATCTGGTTTGGAGATATAGGCCGGACCAAGAAAAAGATAGTGACTCCCGGAGAAATTGATACCCAAGCCGGCCTGAAGCGGATGGTTGACATGGATGAATCCCCGCTCTGGATCTGGGAGTTTCCAAAGAATGGGAACCTTTACTACATTGGCGCTGACCCAGGCCAAGGCATTCAGGGCGGTAACTGGTCGGCAGCATCGATCTGGCGGGTGCCGTTAAAGCCAGACGAGGATTATATCCAGGTGGCTGAGTATCGCGGACTCACGGAGCCAACGCAGTTTGCGAGGGTGATTGCGAATCTTGGAGAGCTCTACCTAAACTGCGAGGTCTGCCCAGAGCGTAATAAGCTGACGACGGTGATTTCGGATCTTCTGCATGTGATCAAATACCCGAAGATCTACCGTAGGCGCAGACACGAAAAGGCCAGCATGGTCACCAACGATTATGGATGGGAGACGAACGAAAAGACTCGGCAGTTTCTCATGGACCGCACCAAGTCGTTGATGAACTTGAACCAATTGCAGGTTAAAAGCAAACGTCTCATTGACGAATTTTTCACTTTCGTAGATAGTATTGAAAAGCCTGGCCATTTCGAAGCCCCGGAGGGTGAAAGTGATGACTGCTTGTTTGGTGCAATGATTGCGTTGGCCTGCATGTTGGACATTGACCCAAAGCTCATCAGTGAAATGACCGAACCGACTGTTGCCATTGCGAAAAAGCAGGCCAGTGACGGCTCAGACTTCTACAACACCGATTACTCACCGATCTATGACACAGAGGAAACAGCAAATGTCCCAGACTACGAATACCTCTAAAGCTGCGGCAGCCGTGGCCGAAGCCCCACGCATGGCGATGGTCGAAGAGGTTCAGATTGCTCCTGAAGTAACCGATTTATCAGAACAGACAGCGGTGCCAGAAATACGGGTCGTGCCAGTGGAAGACCGACTCAATAGCCTCGAAAAAGAGATCAGTAACATGGTGAATCTCTACGCCAACGCCTCGAACCGATTGGACCGGTTGGACGCGATTGTGAAGGATTCCCCGATCTCTCCCGATGGCCTTGCCGTGGAAGTGCTGGCAACGGTGCGCTGTACCGTGTGCGGACTGAAGTTGGACGGTGACGCCATCACGGGTTCGTTTACCCGAATATTTACCCATACCCACAACCAATCGGAGCTTTTGAAAGAAGCCTGCCCGAACAAAGGCAAGGCATTCAAGATGCCGATCATCCACCTCGTGGAGACCACAAAGCCTGTGAAAAGGGTGGTGTAACTATGGAAGGAATTCAGGGCGAGACCATTTCAACCACGCAGTGCCCGAGTTGTGCTGCTGCTGGCCAGCGGAATTTCATCCGAAACCGTTCTGGCAATTTCATGTACTATTGCAATCAGAACCATTCCTGGAACGATTCTGAACTGCTTCAGGGAGCCGTGACGGCGGCAAGACAGCGCTGGCCAGACCTGTACCGCTCCAGTGGTACTCCAAACCAACCCACAACGCCCCCACCCGCAGCCAATGACCGCATCATCATCGACGTTGACAACCGCGTAGCCATTGAAGAGTTGATCGGCAAAGTCTCTGGTCCTGCCGAAATCAAGTCGGCATTGCTGACGATGCGACGTGAGATCATCGACCTGACGCAGTTGGCGCAACAGCATGCGAGTGTAGCCGATGGGCTGAGACGGCAAGCCGCTGGTGGATCCGTGGGCAGAACCCCGTCATTGCTCAGAGAAGATCAGGTGATCTTTACCATCCCTGAATTCTTTGTCGGTGGCGTTCAGGCCGAAGCTGAGCACGAGCAGAAGAGCGTGCAGGAGTATCTGCAAGGGGTTTTGGAGCAGTACGTCATGAGCATGTTTGTGGCACCGAGGACAGTATGAGCGATCGGTTGTGGCTTGGTCCGGGAAGCCGAGACGGCATGGATTGTTGCCGTTGCGATTATGAGTCCATGGAGAAATGCGTTGTCGCTTTTCTAGAAAACAGTCAAGCTCAATGGATGAAAATATTTGCTCCCACGCAGGAGCTCTTGGACGAGGCCAGAGCTATTTGGCAACGATTATGGGACGAGTACCAAAACGGCACAATCAACATCTGCTGGAAATCTCCAGAAGAAGCTGACTGGTTTGTGAGGTCAGCGTGAACAGACGACAATTCAACCGAAGCTTGGCAATGGCAGTTCCGGCATTACTCGTTCCTAAGTTCTTGGCTGGCGAAACAGAGTACAAATGTCCAATTGACCTGTATTTCACGGGCTGGAAGCAGCCAATGGACTCGACAGCTCTGGCTGGTCAGATCCTCTGGATGGGAAAGTTTCAGACCGCTTCTGGAGAACAACAGCAATTCTTTTACATGAACGCCTTGGCAGACTCAGGCGATGCGAAGTGGAAGCTGGAAACCAAGCGCAAGATGACAGAATTGCGAGCCAAGGAAATGATGCGCAAAGTCGAACAGGAGAAATCCTTCGATTCAATTGCTTTTGTCCCTGACTTTCAGGATGAGCACGGCGGCCACAGCGTGATTACAAAGGTTCCATTCAAGTCAGTTCAGTGGGTGTCTTGGCCAACACCTCCACAGAGAAACTATGCCTAATCTCGACTTCATTTGCGAGAAGTGCAACCACGTGGAACATGAGGTATTTTACAGCTCCAGCGATGGCCCCGAACCGGCGGCTCCGATTCACTGTGGCCAGATCATGGAAATCTACTGGAACTCGATGCGCCAATCCGTCAAGCAATTCGAGCCCTTCGAAACCAACAACATTCTGCCCGGTGGTAAAAACATCAGGATCCACTCGCAGAAGCAGCTGAGCCATCTGTGCAATGAGTTTGGCCTCGTTCACACCCCAGAACCTGACAGGGTAATGAGAGATGGCAAGATGGTCCCGCGGGAGAAGCAGGGCGTCATTTATAGCCGCTAAACGCAGCGCGTACCAAGCCTATCTGAAGTCACCGCAATGGCATGCGAAGCGGCGTGTCAAGATTGAATCGGTTGGAGGGAAATGTCAGAAATGCCCGAGACGAACGCGGCTTGAATGTCATCACCTGACTTACGTCAGACTGTTTAACGAAGCACTCGAAGACCTGCAGGTTCTGTGCAAACCTTGCCACGGCAAAGTGCATCGGCGACGACCGAAGAAGAAGCGAAAGCCGATAGTACTAACGACTTATAAGCGAAGCCGATTCCAAAGAGGCGAGATCCGATGAATGCACAGATCAGAGCAGTAACGAGTACTTCCTCTCACCCCTATGACCTGCTGGCCCATACCCCCAACCTGGATGCGGCCGCAATCGAAAAGAGAATTACCGATTGGTGTTATGCAGTTGCAGAGGAGCAAGACCTCTGGCAGAAGTCCAGCCCTGAAGCAAACCAGATCCCGAAATACATTGATCAACTGATGGGCAAGCAGTGGGATACCGGGAGACCGAAGTACAAGTCGGCTCCGGTAAACAACCTGCTATTGCGCAGCATGGAGCAGACGATTGCTGTCCTTACTGATATCCGCTTGGCCTACACGGTTGGCACCCAGAACCAGACACTAAAACAGCAAGCCGAGAAGCTGACGAAGATGTCAAAAGCCTGGTGGGTGAATCAAGACGTGGATCTTGATTTCGCCATGGCCTTGACCCATGCCTATCTGTCTACAGGGTTTATTCGCTACTTCTGGAACCCTCGCCTGTTTGGGGGGAAAGGTGATTTCCAGTGCGCAGCCGAAGGCATTAACTCTGTGCTGCCGATCGGGCCTGCCACGCATCGCCTGCAGGATTGGGAAGGCCTGACCTATACCTGTTACAAACCGATGGGGTGGTTCAAGCGCAACTTCAAAGAAAAGTACTACAAGGTTGTGCCGAACCTGAAGATGAGCAGTTACGCTGTTCCGGTGGGCACGCCAAATTACATGACTACGGGAGCCTTTCATGCCGCTGGTCCAGCAATGCGAAGGTTCATGGGCGGGACCAATCAGGTTGAGAATCGGCAAAGTGCTATTCCGATTGCTCGCTTCACTCAGTTCTGGGTGCAGGACGATTCTGTTAATGTCTCAGACCAGCCGGTATTCGTTGGAAAGGAAAAGACGAATTGGAGCTATTGGGTGCATCCAGGCCAACCTTTGTATCCGCGTGGGCGCCTGATCGTGACCGGTGGTGAGAACTTTGCCGTCTTGGACGATGGGCCAAACTATCTCTGGCACGGCCGATATCCATTCATCGATCTGAGAGTGAAGCAAGTGCCATGGCAGTACCACGGGGTAAGTGAGCTTCGGTCTAAAGTCCCGCTCCAGAAGGTTGTGAACGAAGTGATGGCCGGGATCCTGGATATGGTGAAGAAGGCGATCAACCCGACGTTGCTTTACCAGAGCGAGCAGTTCAGCTCAAACTTTATGAAGAATGCGGACATGGGCCAGCCGGGCCTGAAGCTGGGTTATGGTGGAATGTCGAACCAAGTGCCTACGTGGTCTCAACCGCCAAGCCTCCCTTCTTATGTCCCACAGTTGGCAGAATACGCCCAGCAACAGATTCAGGACGACTCTGGACTGTTGGGTGTAGCCGATCTTGGGCGTAAGAAGATTACCCCGGCCGGAGACACGTTAGCTGAGCTGAAAGAACCGCAGCAGACGATCATGCGACTCCGGGGCCGCTACATGGAGCACGCTGTCTCAGAGCTTGGCGAGCAGATGGTGTCGAACTTCATTCAGTTTTACTCGATTGAGCGCCGGATCATGATGTTTGGCGTGGAAGATGGCACGGTTGAACAGGACTTTGATTACAATCCCGACACAATGATTCCTTCAGGGATGAAGCCGCAAGAGTTCATCCAACAGTTCAAATTCCAGATCAGCCCAGACACTTTGCTGAATAGCAGCCGTGATCAACGGGCAATGCTGTACATGGCATTGCGACGTCAAGGCGACATGAGCCGCAAGACCTTGTACGATGGTCTGGATATGGGAGCGATGATCGAGAAGGTAGAGAAGCAGCTTCAGATCGAGAAAGAACAATCGCTCAGGGAAGCTGTGATCACGACTCTGATCCAAGCCGTGCCGGCCTTAGCTTCTCTATTTGCTACGGGCGATATCAATGTCGCGGCTGCCATGACACCGCCTCAGCCAAACACACCGCCGTCACCCATCGATCAGCAGGCAGGCAACCCTGGTGGGACTGGCAAGCCATTCCCTGGCGGTAAGGGAAGCGTGAATCCTCAGAATTTGATAACACCTGAACCATAATGAATGAACCCGCAAAGGTACTCGCCTTCCCAGAGAACAACGATACTCCTCACAATGCGGGGAAGGCTCGCTGTATGACTTGCGGTCATGAGTGGGTAGCCGTGGCTCCTGTGGGAACCTTCTGGTTCGAGTGCGGTGAGTGCCATTCAATGAAGGGCCACTACATTTACCATTGCAGTCCAACACGAGGCTTGATGTGGACTTGTAATTGTGGGGGCATCGCCTTCGGAATAACGAAGGATGAAACTTTTTGCCTTAACTGTTCCGCAACTCAGGCCTTCTAATGCTGGCTCCCATCGACAAACTCCGCAATGGCGGAAACCAGAACATCCAGATCATCGTGACCTCGCGCTGCGATCTCCGGTGCAGCAATTGCACTCAGAGCGTGGCACACAGCGGGAACAAGTACAACATCTCGCTGTCGAGCTTTCGTGAAGCCTGCGAGTCGCTGAGAGACTGGCCTGGAATTGTGGGTGTATTCGGTGGTAACCCAACCACTCACAAACAGTTCCCAGAACTCTGTGCCATCCTCTGCGAAGTCATACCAGATCAACGTCACCGCGGCTTGTGGTCAAACAACCTGCTGAAGCATGGTAGCGTTGTGCGTGATACGTTTTACCCTCATGGAACTTTCAACCTAAACGCTCATGGCAATGCCGCAGCCTTTGCCGACTTTGAACGCTGGGTGCCAGGCAAGGCGATCAAAGAATCTGGCACGACCCAGAGCTGGCACTCACCGATTCTCACTGCCATCGAAGACTTCGTTGGCTCCGAGTACATCCCCGACCGTGAAACCATGTGGGCGATCATCAAGAATTGTCCGATCAACAACGACTGGAGCGGAGGGATCATCGAGCGTAACGGCGTTGCTAAGGGATACTTCTGCGAGGTTGCGGCTGCTTTTGATATCCTCTATGATGAAGACAATGGCATCCCGGTATACCCGCAGTGGTGGAAGTCTGGCATAGAGAGATTTGAGAACCAGATCGAACGTTGGTGTCCGAGTTGTGGAGTGCCGTTGAATCTGAAGGGCAGCATGGACTTGGACGATACGGACACGTACAGCAAGACGCACGAGCAATTAGTGCAGATCAAGCCTTACCGGAAAGCTACGCTGATTGAGTCTTTGCATCAAACCCGCACTGAGAGAGCGACGGATTACATGCGCCGATGGTCTAAGGAAATCAATGTATGAGGGGAGAATTCAATGATTGGCTCTGACGTGGTAATTCCAGACAGACTTCCCTTGATGGTGCGCTTGCTTGGCGGGAGAGATAAAAGTGATCGCGGGTCATTTAGAATGAAGTGGGGGTCTTTGTCTCTTGGTGTTCGTGGCTGCGCACTTGAGATCTGCTTATTTGAAGAGGGCTTCTCTTTCCAGATTAATCTGCTTTGGATCCAGTGTTTCATCGATCTACCATTCTTGAATAAGTATCGCCACGATCCAGAAGACATGATGGAATCATGGGGAGCTTCTCTCCGAGAAGGTTGCTGGCATCTGCATTGGGGAAAGCGCACAAAGCTTTGGACTCTACCTTGGCATGATTGGATGCAGACGAACCATGAGGTACGAAGGGCCGATGGATCCTGGTCCAAGTATGTTGGGACGTGGGAGAATGATATGGCCCTCGCGAGAGCCAGGGACGGTAGTACGCCAATCCTGAAAGAGCCTGATGGTCGCCATATTGAAGTATACCCGTATCGCTATCTGCTAAATTCTGGTCAGTTTCAAGAGCGAACAGCGAGTATCTTTGTTGAACGCCGCACAAGAAAACTTCGTCGTTTGAGACGATTGCCTTGGGGGATTACCACTTATGCAATTGAAGTGACATTCAATGATGAAGTCGGTGAGCGTACTGGCTCGTGGAAAGGGGGAACTCTTGGATGTGGATACACATTGCGTCCGAATGAAACTCCCAGAGAATGTTTGAAGCGCATGGAACGTGAGAGAAAATTCTAAACAGATGTATGAAAATCAGTGGTCTCACCACCTGCGTCAACTTCGCCTCAGAACTCAGCCATTCCCTTTCCATCTGGAAAGACACCCTTGACGAACTCATAGTCGTTACTGACCTCGAAGACAAAGCTACCCGCCAACTCTGCCGCAAACACCGCATCCCCTTCCTTGTAACCTCCAGCTTCTATCACAACGGTGCCAGTTTCAACAAAGGTGCGGCCATGAATGAAGGTGTCGAGCAGTGGCACGAGACCGAATGGTGCCTGTTCTTTGATGCTGACGTTGAGCCGCCACCGAACTGGCGAGAGACGGTAATGACAATCGGGCCTGTCTCGGGATGTCTCTATGGTGCGTTCAGAACCCTCGACGGCAAGGTTGTCAGGCCCCAGCATTCCGAGATGCCGGGATATTTTCATCTGTTTCACAGTCAAGATCCTGCGGTTGCCAGCAAGCCCTTGTTGTCGGAGCAATGGAGTCATGCCGGGGGCGTGGACGGTGAGTTTCAAGCCCGTTGGTCGCAATGGAATCGGGTGTACCTGCCAATTAGACTTGCGCACCACGGCGTTCCCGGACAATACTGGTGGGGAAGGCACAATCAAACCAAGATGCGACAAATGGTCGCCTACCGCAAGAAAACTGGAAAGTTTGCGCCGAACGAGAAGATGCCATGACCGCAGCGACCAAGAACCTGATTATTACAGTAGCTCTCCTGATGGCGTGTGGCGTTTTTGCTGCGATTGGAATCAATAAAGCGATCAGCATGAATCTCCCGTTATGGCTCAAGATTGTCACCAGCGGGATAATCTTTTCCATGAATTGCTCTTCAGCCTATCTCATAAGCAAGTACCAAATTCAGGCCTTCAGGGATCAGCCACCACAAGAGATGCCGATGGCTGGATTGCCCGGATCGAACTCCCCTTATGGCCATTCCGATTACGCTGGTAACGAACGCTATCGATTCAATCTAAACAGCCCCGTTGAATCTCAGGCCGCTCGCGGTGAAAGATTATGGTTCTGGAATCACCAAACGCAAACTTGGAGGCCTGCGACTGAAGAGGAATCACTGAGGATAATTGCTCCGACACCCCTAACCGTTGAAGTCACAACCACGGAGTCGATTGCTCAGCCTGTAGGTTTCAGCGTAACTCCAGAGGAGCATCGAGCACAACGGGAGGAAGAAATTAGGCAAATCAGAAACCTTGCTCCCGGAGAGTGGTTTACTATCTCTCAACCATGGGTAGGTCGAGGACTCTATAGCCAAGCGAACCAACCAGCGGCCGAAGCTGCGGCCAAGAAGTCTATCCCAAGTGGACGCCGTGCGATTCGAGGCGGTGATGCGTGAGGGTCCGAGCGAGTTGGGAACCTCTGCAGGGCGCGGACTTTTACAGGGTCACGGTACACCAAAATCTTTTGCATCCAGACGGCACACGTACCCCAAGAATGGCCTATGTCTATGAATGTCCGACAGCCTATCGCGGTGGAGAACCAGCAAGAACTCAGATAGATGTAACTTTTGAGTGTCCGGAAATTTATGATGAAAATATTGGTGGTTTCTTTGTGACTGTAATGGGATTCAATCATAACCGCAATCTTGCAGTAGAAGTGGCTTCAAGCCAGTGGTCCTTAGAATATGGCCATTCAGTCACCTACAATCTAGGGACACCAGCGATTACCTATGGATATGCGTCGCCTAAGTTCACCCCAGAATTCATCCCAATGAACAAGCGTTGCATCCGTGGCTGAAGATTTAACAACACAGTGGTTGAACTTTGTGCCAGTTACTGCTAGGTTCCATTCAGGAGGTTCATCGTGACTCTTTGTCTTGATCTGGAACCGCAATCCGACTTCATCGTCAAAATCATTCACAAGAAGAAGCCTCAAGCTCGTCTGTTCGTCGTCGTCACCATCAACAACATCACAGTAAAAGGAGAAAAAGTCATGGCAGCTTTCACAAAGTTGGGACAGTTTGTCACTTTCAAACTGAAGATCGAGGATGTCAAAGGCCGGGATGCAAAGATTGACGGCGATATCACGATCACGAATTCGAATGAAATCGCAGGCGGAGTCGCCTTCGATCAGGTTACACGGGAAGGGAAGCTCACCTGTCTGGATGAAGGGATCGGTCAAATCGTGTTCCAAGCCGATGCGGATCTTGGATCCGGCGTAGAACCCATCGTTGCTCTGCTGGATTTCACTGGTCCCGATTTGAGCAAGGCCACGATCGTTAAAGTGGAAGTTAGCGAGATCCAAGAGCCTGAAGCGTAATGTCTTGGATCCTCTATTTTCTCCTGCTGTTGTTGGTATTCTTTGGAGGCTTTGTCATGGCACAGACAAGTGCTGATGCCCGTATGTGTGTGGGTGCTGACGGAGCCTCTGAGTTGGCAAAGGCGGTGGGGGAAGATGTTAAGCTGTGCTGGGAGACTCCATACAGTGACCAGTTCCGATACTTTAGGGTTCGCAGGTCTCAGACGCAGGAAGGGTTCTATGACCCTTTTATCCCGAAGATGATACTGGCTGATTGCTTTGTGGATTCAACAACACAAACAATTCACGGCTCTACAAGTTTTAAGGCTGTCAGAACCTATCACTACTTCGTGACGGCTATTTATGAAGTGGCCGATGAGCACGGTGGGACCGTGTTGAAGGAAACTATTGGGTCTCAGCATGTCAAGGTGACCGTGAGATGAGCAGGCGCAATCGTGAACCAAGAGAGAGGAGTCGAGCCAGACGCACTTACTCGTTCGGAGATCTCGGCAGAGAGCCAATATTCTCTTATCAACCACCAGTCGAAGGCGAATGGTCTCTGGGGACTCTGATTGACCGTCAAGAGTTTCCGGCAGGAGTCGATCTTGCCAGTGGTGACTTGGTGACCGTGACTCATACGGTTACATCTGAGGGTCCTCCCGCGACCGTGGCTACTGCGAGACCAGAACAGCCAGCGATAACAGCAGAACAGATACATGCGCTCTATCGCGACGCGGTTGCGTTGAGGCCTGAAGATTTTGGCGCACGTTGGATAGCAGCTGACCGGCCTACATTGGTTGTTCCATCCTCAGATGAGATGGACGCATTGAGTGGAGCATTGGCAGGCATGCCGGTTGTCACTGATCCGAATATGCCAGAAGGACAGATCCTGTTCGCCTCCAACCTTCAAGTTGGTAATCCACGCCAGTCGTTTCGGTTAACTGGGATAGAATCTACTCCAATGCTTGGCGGTGGCCACAGGGACACACCAGAGTCAATGCGCACTGCGGCTGTCACGTCAGCGGTTTTTCCTGGCTGGCAACCTTATTACGTGATGCCAGCACTTGAAAGTTGGACTGTCACAGAGCAGCCAGCAGAGCCAGTACCCGAGCCAATTCCAATGGGCAAGCGTTGTATTCGTGGCGGCGACTGAATAAAATCTTAAACAGACTCTTGACAAAGCGTTGGCTCTCCTGTATTTCTTGAACTGCAAACTATTAACTGCTTCACAATAAAGCGATGGCCAGTCGCTGTTCTGGCTAAAGAGGAACCGATCATGGACAATCAAAATACCTCGTACCCAGGGCATGACGAAGGAACCAAGCAGCCCACCAACGCGCCTGGTGACTTCTATCAGAGTCCGGCGACGCACGCCGAATTGTCGAAGACGCCCAGCTCTGTCAATACCAAGTCTGACTTTGGAAAGAGCGGCGAGACGAAATAACGGTTAGGGGTTGCAGGCTCCACTTTCACACTTTCCCTTGAGACGGTCAGGTGTGAGCATGGCATCCCCTAAATGAATATGGCGGGTTAGGAAAGAGGAACTCCGCTAGGCTCATAACCTAGAGATCCCTGGTTCGAATCCAGGACCCGCAACCAAATTTGGTCACCCGTGGGCACGCGGGCTTAAAGACCACCTAACGCTTAGCAAAAAGGCTGTCACCGTTAACGGCGCGTGATGGCCTTTTTGCTTGTTAGGACTCCGAAAAGGAAATCATGGCTGAGATCATTGGCGGTCCACCGTTACCACCCGAGATTCAATCGCAGATGCAGCCACCTCCTGCAGCCACGCCACAACCCGGCGCTGGTCTTGCCAGTTTCTTTCAAAACAAAGTAAGTCAGGACGGCGTGATGGCTAGCTTGGATGCCGGCCGCAAGATCCGTCAAGTGATGCCACTGCTTGAGAATCTGGCCGATATGGCTCCAGAACTCAGCCCTGACATCGATAAATTAGGTCAATCTCTAGTTGTTAAGCTGGGTCCATCAGGTCCACCAACTGCCCCTCCATCGGTTGGTCCACCACAGATGCAGGCCCCGCTGCTCCCCGGACAGCCGGCTCCTCAACCTCCTGAGGGTCCGGCCCCGGAGATGCAAGGCGTCCCCCAAGGCGTCATGGGCATTGCGGTGCAACTCGAGATGTTGTTGCCGCAGATTGCCAGTGCCGATCCCAGTCTGGGATCGGTGATCACCGGGTTTCTCTCCAAGCTCAGACAGGAAGTTCCCAAAATACTGGAAGGTGAGCGGAACAACGGTATGAATCCGCCACCAACCGATGAAATGCTGGCACGACTGCCAGCAGCGTGAGGATTAGATGGCTCTGCCTAAATCAGTTGAAGACGCTCTGGCAAAAATGCCGGACGAGAATTACAGAAAGGTTGCACGGGAAGCTTTTGAATCCAACCCAGACATCCTTAAGGGGTTCATGGCTCAGGAAGACTACAGCCGCAACATGAACAAGGTTAAGGAAACTGAGGTTGCGCAGAAGAAGTGGTATGACGACAACGTTGCCAAGCTCTCCTCTGTGCGAACTCTGACCGAGCAAAACGAGCAACTAACCACGGTCAAGACCCAGCTGGAGTCACAGCTTGCTGACCTTCAGTCGAGGGCTGCGGGCGGCGATCTGACGGTCGGCGAGAACCAGGCCGTGATGAATGAGATCAAAGGCGTCAAGGAAATGCTGGGCACGGTGCAGACCGCGATTAAGGGTTCCGTAAGCGTCGACCAAGTAGAGAAGCTGATCAACGAGCGTGGTCAGAGTTACATCAACTTCACCCATGAGAACCTGCTCGACACTCTGGATATCCGGGAGCGATCGGCAAAAGATTTTGGCAAAGCTTTGACAAAGACTGAAATTCAAGAGCTCTGGGGATATGCCGCAGAGAAAGGGATTTCCAAACTTGAAGACGCTTACAACGCCAAATTTGGGCAGCAGATCAGAGACACAGAAATCAAACGTATTCAGGAAGAGGCTGATCGGAAGGCCGAAGAGAAGTACAAGACGATTGCTTCGGTTCCGCCATCGCCCGGTGTCAGCTTAGACAGTGGCGCCATGAACCGCAGATTTAATCAGGATCCAGGTAACAGCCAGCATCAATTTGCCAGCCTTGATGAAGCTGTCGCCGCAGCCGCAACTGCAACCCGCGAGGGTAAGTAGTTGACGCTGTAATGTAACCCCGCACTGGCCCGAGTTATCGACCGGACCCTTCAACCTTGCCAGCCTCCGGACCCCTGCTCACGCAGGGAAGGAGATGGCCAGCACGAGGAAGGCGAAACCGCCAACATCGGAACTTGCTGGACATTTTCTTAGGAGACTTTACCAATGGCTCTAACCTGGACGGATATCAACGGAAAAACCCGCGATTTCATCGTTCCAGTGTTGGTAGACACCGTTAACTGTAGGCGGTGTATAAACGTTCGGTAATCCAGGGAACGCCCGGCACTTGGACACATGTCTAAGACGGCTACCCTGACGAAGCGGCAGATATGGATAGGGAAACGATACTCGGTTATGTCACTGGCTTTCTGGATGCTGCATCCCCCAGTTTTGCCGGAGACACTCTTACCGTAAAGTTTAATCAAGCAAAACCTTTGAAGCGAATCCAGGGTCTTTTTGGCGGGACTCTTGAGCGAGAGCAAAATCTTGTCATCTATCACCTCAATGGTATAAAAGTCCAAGAGTTGAAGCTCGAAGCCCGAGAGCGGTCGATGGTTCGGAAGTCTCGGGCCAAAGATGCTTATCTCGCCGGTGTCCTGGAAGCTTGTGGTGTGTTCTGTGTCGAATCATTCCCTGATGGCTTTTGCGAACCAGCTCTGGGGCTTTTGATCGGCATCGATGTTTCCGCCTTGCCTTTTATCAAAAAGGAATTTGGCGGCACTATCTTGAAAGGCCACAAACTATCGTGGCTGAGTCAAGGCGCTGAAGCGAGTTCAAATGCTACGACTGCGAAACGGTACATGACGTTTCGTCACGAGGAAGCAGAACTCTTGAGGTTGTTCAACACGACTTCAAAGCATTGGCGTGAGCGCAGAGCCACAGGTATTGCTACCCCTCCCCGTATCCTCAACAAGCAAGAGCGTTGGCGACAACGCCTGCTCGAACTTGAAGCCGCACGTGCAGAGACCAACCCCGAACGATCAGAATCAGTCCTGATGAGTGATGGCCCAAGCTACGGTGCGCCTCAAGCCGTAGGATTCTAGCTACAAAAGTTCTGCTGTTTTTGTCAGGGCTCGGACGAATAACGTCGCTCGCTTCGAGGGCGGTAATCGTATCCTGGTCCCCATACAATGGGCAGAATTAAATGGCGGCGCGTATGCCCCTGGTGGAACTTTCGACACAACCCGAGTCACAACTGATTCGGCGTTGCAGTTTGCGATCAAGTTCTACTACGTAAACGTGACAGTCTATGGACCCGACTCTGTCTTGAACCGTGGCCCGGAAGCAGCTTTCTCCCATGTCTCTGCCAAGCTGAACAACGCTGCCGGCAAGATGGGCAAATTGCTCGCAACCGACATGTATCTTGACGGACAGGGCACCAACTCTGGAACGCTTCAACTCGACGGCTTGCAGGCCGCTGTCGATCATGGATCAAACTACGCAAGCTATGGTGGGATCACCAGAAGCGATTTGGGCGTAGCAAACGGAACCGTTTCAAGCGGCATTAACGGTTACGTGGCTTCATTCTCTACCGGTTTCAGTTTGACCGGTGTGCAGAAGGCGTATGGAAGCGCATGGTTCGGAAACGAGCATGTGGATTTGATTGCTGGACGGCAGAACGTTTGGGATCAATTCTGGAGCAAACTGCAGCCAATGCAGCGGTTCCACGAAGAGAGCTCTGACGTAGCTAAGGCAGGATTCTCCAGCTTCAAATTTAATAGTGCTTCAGTCGTTGTCGACCAGTACGCACCTTCAGGCGAGATGTACGGTCTGAATACTCGGCGCGAGAACTTTGCTCTGTACGTGAGCACGCTGGAGCGATACCAGTTCGGCTTCTCTGGATTTAAGGAAGCCCAGAATACCGACGATGTTGCGGGTCAGTATTTCTTTGCGGGGAACTTGGTTGTGAGTAACCCTCGCCTTAACTTCCGTATCACCAGCGTTCCCACTCTGTAAGGGAGTAAAGGAGACTACCATGGCAGGAGAGATTTATGGACAGTCTGTGACTCCCAATATTTCTACAGGGAATCCGGAAACTGTGAACGATGCAACGGCATTGGCCCCTTTGGGATCATTGTATCGCTACAAGGGGAACCTCTATCGGTACGTGAAATTTACCGAAGGTGGGGTGACCGGGATTGCGAACGGAGTGGTGTATTGGATCACACTGACTCCCACGACCAATCCACCGGTTTGGACTGTTTGCGCGGACCAGAGCGACACGGGTTCGATTCAAGCGGTCGCTGGCGTCATCAAGCTGATCCCGACAGATGGATACTATGTCTGGATTCAGGTGGGTGGAGTCAGTCTCACCAAGGTTACCGCTGCTAAGGCAATTGGATCTCGCGTTGTTGGAAATACCGTGGATTTGACATTCGGTACGACCACCACCGCTACGACTCCGGCTACCTTGGCCACGGTGTACCTGCAAGCCTACGGGGTCATGCTTACGGCCTCAACCACGGCGGCAACAGCCAACGTGTTACTCCACAATCTGGACTGGTAATTGAGATAGGCCTGGGGATGCGCACTCCGGGCCTTGATCGAAAGGAGCCGTTATGGCTGCTGCTGCTGAGACTTCCGGATCTACGATTGACAGTAGTGCTGGAAATCTTCGAATGAGGACTGCAGATCTTACCAGCGTGGATGACACAGATACTTGGGATTCGACTTTGAACACGATTGTCTTCTGGACATTCGTTCCCGCTACGGCTGTTGCTGTAGGGGGTACGGTTTCCGGTGGGACGATCACAATCAAGGTTGCTTCAGGGACTCTCGTTGGGAAGATTACTGCTTGGGGAACTTAAAAGCATTCCCCTGGTGAAAACGCCAGGGGTTTGTTTCTTGGAACATCTATGCTGAAAATTCTAGCCTGCACTCCGATGTACTCTGGGATCGATCCCTTGCCTGCCTATTGTATGCGAATGCTGTGGCAACGGATTGGCGCGGAGATGGAGAAGGGCAGGTACAAAGTCAAAGACATGGTGATTGGGCCGCGGGTCCCTATCCGTGTTGCCAGAAACCTGTTGTGCCATACCGCTATCAAGGCAGGAGCCGATCGCCTGCTAATGATTGATGACGATATCTGTTACAAGCCGGACCTGCTCGATATCCTGCTGGCAGCAGACAAGGACATTGTTGGTGGCCTGTGCTTCAACGCGAAGTCAAAGCCCTGCTTCTTTGTCGATGACGGCGCTGGAAACTTGATCGCCGACCCGGAGCCTCCACGGCATGGCCTGAAGCAAGGCTTCGCCATTGGCACGGGAGCGATGCTGATCAAGACAGAAGTACTCAGAGAAATGGCAGCACCATGGTTTTACTACGAGAAAGACGATAACACCATGGATGTGAAGTTTTGCACGGACGCCAGGCGCAAAGGCTTTGAAGTCTGGTGCAGTGGTGATGCCTTGCTGCGTCACATGGTTCACGGGGCCTACTCGTCACGCCTGCCCTGGGATGAGCAAGAAGGATTGGAGAGATTGGATGAGCTCAACTGGAATGACTGCAGTCGTCCTATCGCATGCGACGAGCCGGAAACGGAACTTGCCGCTTATAGTGCGAGCGCTGCTCAGCGGTAGCGTTAAGCCAGAGCGCGTGATCGTCTTCTGTAATGGCACAGAGCCGTTGCCGGTAGACTCGGACACGAACGTTGCCATTATCAACTCGAACCAGAACTTTGGGCCGGTGGCGAGATTTGCGGTGGCACTGCTCAGTGACTCAAACACTTTCTTCTTTCAGGACGATGACTTGGTGGTTCAACACGACACGCTGAAGATGTTTGATTACTACCATGACGCCTTACCGAATGCCGTTTTGGGAATGAAAGGTCAGTTACTTGAGCAAGACGCTGAAGAGGAAATGCAGTTTCTGTGCGAGGTCGATATCGTTTCCAGACTCTTCTTCTGTACCCGAGAACACTTACTGCAAGCACACAGACTCAGAACGCAACTCGATCACAGTTGGTACAGAACAGATGACCTCTTGTTGTGCATGGCAAACCGAATTGCTGGGAATTGGAACTACGTGGTTCCCAGAGTTGAGCAAAACGAGTTCTTGCACTTGGATGAAGAAGGTCAAGGGCGCCGGCACGAAGATGGTCACAAGCAGGTACGAGCGAAGATGGCCATGCGTCTTCTGGAATTGATGCAGCCTAAAGCGAGAATGAATGCCTAGTCCGCAAAACGAAAACTTCGGCGAGATGGTGCGATCAGTCTTACTCGACTACCCGCACTACGACGAAGCGATCATCAAGCGCAAGATCAACGATCACTTGCGGGAACTGATTGCTCGCCGGCCTTGGAGCGGTCTCGTGAAGCGCGGCATGCTGGATATTTCGGCTGAGTACAACACCGGGACCTTGACGGTCACAAACGGGGACACCGAGATTACTGGCACAGCCACGGCATGGCCGGTATCAGACGTCGCCAGCACAACGATCACTGAGGACATTCTGGACCGTGGCCGGATTCAGTCGGTGGTAGTGGCGGCACTCACGGGCCTAAAGGCCGGGCAATGGATCGTCATCGACGCCGCGCAGAGTGCTGAAGAAGCCGTGTTCATCATGGCGGTGAATGCCGATGAGACTTCAATCACTGCTAGATTCGAGAACCTGCACTCAAGCGGAGCGGCAATTACAGTTTCCTCTCTGGCTGGCCGGCAGATGAAGATTGCGGCCGATAATCCTCTGTACACGGTCACAGGCGTAACGAGTGCGACGACCCTGTTGGTAGATTTCCCTTGGGCTGGTGTGAGTGCCACGACTCAGAGTTATTCGCTCAGCCAGGCGTTTGTGAGCTTTGGTCACGACTGCAAGCAGCTTCTGACTGTGGTGAACCTGCAAAGTCATTGGCAGTTGAGAACCGATCTGTCGAAAGACTATCTGGATATCCGGGATCCACGACGCACAACGACCCAGAGCACCTACATGTGCGTGTTTCACGAGACCGATCCTTCAGGGGCACCGCTGTGGGAACTGTATCCGCGGCCAACGTCAAAAGCAGAATTCGTCTATTTCTACGTGAAGCAATGGCAGCCGCTGACGGACGACAATGACTTTCTGCCGAACGGGATCAGGTCAGATGTAGTGCTCATGCGAGTGCGCGGGGAAGCCGCGAGATGGCCTGGGCACCGTAAAGTCGATGGCGGAATCTATTACGATCCGAATGCGTCGAAGTTGTATCTCCAGGAGTCTGAGTTTGCACTGCAAAGAATGATGGTCGACGACGACAATACTTCAGTGATGACCGCTTTTTATGACTACCGGAACTGGCGCTTAGGCGATCAGTACTACCGCGATCACGATTGGTACGACGGGGAATAAGGAGAACACATGAAAGACCGAGCGCAAGGACAGAATCCACCACGCACCGTTCACATTGAAGACTGGGGACCGACGACAGCCAAGCCTGCCGACTTTGATCCCAATGGCTCAAAGCTGATTGTTCCCGATATGGGCGTGCAGACGAACAACGACACACCTCGCGATCTGTTTCCACTACAACGCTCTAAGGACTAATGGCCACTTACTACGTTGACGCCACATTAGGATCGGATGCGAACAGCGGGTTATCGACGCAGCTGCCATGGCGGACTCTTGCCAAGGTGAATGCAGCGACGTTTGCGGCTGACGACTTCGTGTTGCTGAAGAAAGGCGAGACGTGGAGGGAGACCCTGACTTACCCGAGTTCTGGCACCAGCGGTCATCCCATTACCTTCAGCACTTACGGTAGTGGCGCAGCTCCAGTGATCACAGGCGCTGACAGGCTTGTTGGATTTGTTTCGGCTGGCAGTGATATCTGGGACGTTGCTCTAACGACTCAGACCTATTCCGTGGTTATTGGCAGCACTGCTCCAGAATCCATGTCTGCCTCAAAAGCAGCATGCACTGCGGCTGGAGATTGGTTTTGGGCAGCAAATCTTTTGTCGGTGTACAGCACCAGTGACCCTTCTGGCTCTGTTGAGGCAGCACAGAGAGTTGATCCGGTCAACACAAACAACACGAGCTACGTTACCTGTGACGGGATCACGATCAGGTCTGGGAATCTGCCTTATGGCAATGCCGGTGGAATCAAACTGGGTTGGACGAGCGTCATCGGTATTGTGTTCCAGAACTGCACGGTCGAAAACTGTGCGGGGATTGGAATAGATATCCACGCCACCACGGCCACTAGTTTCACTATCAGTTACTGCACGGTTAAGAACAACGGTGGTTTCGGGATCTGGGTGAACAACGATTTTACGGCCGGAACGATTCACGGATGTTCGATTACCCGCAATGGCTGGGACTCGGCGGCTCGCAGCCAGCAATTCTCAGGAATTCAGGGGCAGCTCGGGAACATCACGATTTCAGGAAACACGATCTATGAAAACATCCTGGGAACGGCAAACTCAAACAGCGGAAGCCATGGGATCTACGTTCTAGCCTCTACTGTGGTGGCCGACATTCGAGACAACGTGGTTTATGGGCACCCCAATGGCAGCGGCATCAAGCTGATTGGATCGGCGAATTGCTACCGGAACCGGATCTACGGGAACTGGGGCAGTGGCATTCAGTTGGGTCAAAACGGTGCAACGAACACGGTTTATGTTGTCTCCTATAACTTGATTTACAGCAACAACGTTTTGAATGCGGAGAATGGGATCACAGAGCAAACCAAGGGCGCAGGCACTCTGTCTTTGACGATCTTGAATAACACGATTTGGAAAAACGGGCTCACGAGCCAGCAGGAGATCAAGATCAATGAGTCCTGCACCGTGCTGACGATTAAGAACAATTTGATCGTGGCCACAGACACGCGCCGAACCGTTGTGTTCATTGTTCTCCAAGCCGGCACGGTCAGTATTGATAATAACCTGCATTGGAGAGCTGACGGGAATCCAGCGATTCGAGTAAACAGCGTTGATTTGACATGGGCGCAGTGGAAGCTGTTGGGTTATGACGCTGCCGGAGTGAATGCGGATCCATTGCTGTCCTCTGCGGCCGCAGGAGATTTCAGGCTGCTGGCTACGTCTCCAGCGCGTGGCGCCGGTACTGCGGTGTCTTTGACCACGGATCTTGCCGGGAATTCCGTTGGCTCGCCTCCAGACATAGGGGCGCTGGAAGCGCAAACAGAGTCAGCAGGGGTGATCACAAAATTCTTTGCCTTTACCGGAAATCGGTTGCCGATGAAAAGAGGATAGTAATCATGGCTCACAAATCACTTGGGAAGGTTACTTCTACGGGCGGTGCCGTTGCCAGGCTGACGGCTAATCTGGCCGCAGCGGATCAAAATCTGTTGCAGTGTTACTCCATCACGGTTCAGCAGATCGCAGGGAACACCGGCAAGATCTATATCGGTCTGAGCACGATGGTTGTGGCCACCTTGGTAGGCGTGCTCTATGTTTTGCCAATCCCGGCCACTGATGGCACGTCTCTGCCGGCGTGGCAGGATTCTATTGTGAATGTTCCTGGTGGTCACGACGTGGCTGCACTTTACATTATTTCTCAGACCAGTGGTGAAGGTGCCTTGGTCTCTGTCTCGATTCTCTAATTATGGCTATCACTGCCTCAGAGGTCATTGATCAAACGCTGGAACTCTTGGACGAGGATCCGCTGAACCCAGTGTTCTGGACACGAGAGGAGTTGCTCGTTCATTTGAATGATGCCATTCGTGAATTCAACTTGATTGCCCTGAAGTTTCAGGAACGTGTCACCAGTTCTCTGCCGCAGAGCGTGGCATTTCAAGTGACCCCCTTGGGTGCGATCGCCGTGCTCGAAATCAGCCGTGGCGATGTCTTCCTGCGGAAGCGTGTCCTCGAAGGCATGGATCGTGAGCAACCGCGCTGGCAGTTACAGACCGGAGCCAGGCCAAAGCAGTGGGGGCCTGTGGGAATCAATCTGTTCTTTCTCTCCCCCAACCCCACAACGAATCAGTCGCTCGAACTCACGCTGTTGCAGCAGCCCATGATTCTCAGCGAGGACACTGTGATCGATCTCGATGATGAGTACGTGGATGCCTTGGGAGATTATGTTTTCCACATGGCCAGATTCAAAGAAGGTGGTGCCGAGTTTCAGCAGTCGCTCAAGCAGTATGAGTCGTTCCGTTCCGTAAGTGACTCCGCGCTAAGGAGACGGGTAGCGGAGAACCATATCCTGTTGGTCGAGGAGCCAGGTGCAGACACAGGGCCTGGATATACTACCAGTCTCAAGAACTAAGAGGAGAGAACCCCATGATTCACAATCACAATTTGCTAATGCGCGTCGTCCGGGAAGGGATCGTCAAGCAGCTCAGGAATCCACACGATATCTTCTATGTGGCCAATCACCGCCCCGTGGTCGATGACATGGTCTTTGATCCCAAGTACCAGTGCTATCTTCCCGTAGTCAAGATGGCCCTCGTCGTCCCCGACGTTGGTGAGGCCGTACTCGGTGATGCCGCCCTGGGCAAGACTGCCATGACGTCCACTGTGAAGCTGAAGCTGTACACCAACAACGTGACGCCTGGTGAGTCCGACACCCGCACAACTTACACCGAGGCCACCGGAAACGGGTATGCCGAAAAGGCAATCACGAACTCTAACTGGTCGACCGTAACAACGACCGGGACCACAGAGTCTACCCATTCTCAGCAGGATTTTGACTTTACCGGCGCACTCGGAGATGTCTATGGTTATCTCTTCGCTACTGCCACCGCCGGCATCTTGATGTGGAGTGAAAAATTCCCTACTGCACCGTATAACATCGCGAATAACGGTGATAGAATTTCAATCACGGCCAAGATTCAGTTTGCATAATAGAATCAATAGTTTACAGTCTTTATATGCAGATTGTACACTAATGTTTGCAATGATTCTAAAAGATTTAACTTGACACTAATAATGTCAAGACATACCCTTTAATCACCTAAATTCAAAAGGAGGATTGAAGGGTATGAGAGGAAAACCGAGGTCTCTATCAGTGGAAGCTGAAGCAAAAATAGTGGAGTTGTTTCGTGGTGGGATGCCAGCGAGTGAGATCGCTAAGGCTGATGAATCATGGCGAAGGCACACTGTTTATCGAGTGCTGTATCGTAATGGACTTCAGCCAACTACTTTGCAGAAACATGGTCCGATACCGAAGTTGTCTTTTGTGGCTGAAAAGAAGATGGTTGACTACTATCTGTTTCCACACAGTCTTAAGGAAACAGCTAGGCATTTCGCCATCTCTTATTCTGGTTTCAGGAAGATGCTGAAAAGGCATGGAGTCGAACCGAAGAAGCATGATTTCATATTGGAGCACAGCAAGATCGAAGAGGTGTTGGTTTGCTATCGTGGGGGAATGCCGATTAGGGGAATATCTTCAAAAATGCAGTGTGGAGAGAATCTGATATCAAGAATCCTCCAAGCTCATGGTTTGCATACTCCGAAGCCAAGATCAGCACCAGGCACAGGGTACATTATCCGTGGTTACAAGATACTTCCTATCTCCATGAATCATCCGTTCTTCACAGAAATGCAAGATGGAAATGGAAATGTCTATGAGCATCGATTAGTGATGGCAGAGTCTCTTGGCAGACCACTACTGAAGTCGGAGACTGTGCATCACATCAACGGGAATAAATCGGATAACAGAATAGAAAATCTGCAATTGCGAAAAGGCAGACACGGCCCAGGGCAAAGATTCACTTGTGGAGATTGTGGTTCACACAACGTAGTTGCAACAGAAATAGGAGTAACCGAGCAATAGCACTCACCCTCAGGTGAGATGACAACGAGTGTTTGGCGCTGACGGGCGCACAAACTGTAGTAACCGGGCCTGCTCTCTGTGCACAGCAGAGGGCAGGCCTTTTTGTTTTGAAAGGAGCGTTATGAAACTAAAGACTGGAAGCTTTGTGTTGTTGCCGAATGGCAAGCCTGGCGTGATCGCGGGGATTGGCGGACAAGCGACTTCGAGCTTTGTGATGCCCGATGGCACCGTGGACAAGGCCAAAGATATTCCGCTTGGCTTCGTGAGTTGCCACGAGATGGATGAGAACGGGGAAGACGTGATGGAGAAGCATCCGAAGTACATGCGGTTCATCACCAAGGCCGTAGTGATCCCGATCCATGAGTTGAAAGACTGCCCGGCAGACATCATCCCTGCCAGCAGGCGGCGCTCTGCTTAATCTCTGAACAGATCTTGGACCCTACATGGCCACCAGCATTGACACCTTAGTTCCGGGCGAGTGGTATCTGATACCAAACTCTCGCCTGGATCAAAGCGGCGTGTATCCGCCGAACCCGCAGCCTCCGCCCTTAACTGGTGTAGGCCCGCCAGCGGTGATGATCGCTTGGAATGGCGGAGCTATGGATACGTTGCGGAATCGCCTTTACGTCCACGGCGGTGGCCACGGTGACTATTCTGGGAACGAGATCTACGCTTACAACTTCGGATCTCTGACTTGGTCGCGTCCGTTCGGACCTTCTTCGAATGCGGTTATTCCAAGTCCCGCGCCAGTTAGCCCAAATATTATCCAACAATATTCGGACGGCAATCCCGTCTCTGTTCACACCTACTGCGGGTTCCTCTACATTCCCGGCATTGACAAGGTGTTCCGCTGCGGCGGCTCTTTGTGGTCTGGAGGCGGGGATGGGTCGCGGGCCTCTTGGATATGGAACCCGGTGACTGCTGGCTGGGCAAGGCAGGCCGATGACGCCTCACTAGGGGTTGGTCCAACCTATATTTACGACCCAGTGACGCACAGCATGTACGGCTTCAGCGATCGTGGCGTGTTCAAGCGTTGGAACATTGCCACAAATACTTGGAGTGGGTTTGGAAGTTTCCAGGGGCAATCCGCTGGAGACATGGGTGGTATGACGATTGGCGAGGACATGAGTGTTTGTTTTGACCCAGACACTCGGATCATCGTCGCCTGCGGTAACAGCGTGATGATCGTTTGCAATCTCAATACCGGGATTCTTACGCAACCGACATCCAGTGGCGCCGGAGCGTCTGCGATTGTCACAAAGCGTGGTCCTGGTATGGCGTGGGATCCGGTTTCCCGGCGCATCGTTGCCTGGTGGGGAGGAACAACAACCTACAGCTTGAATTCGACCACGCTGGTTTGGACGACAAACACAGCTTCTGGTGCGAACACCGTTACTCCGCCAACCGACCCGCTGAACACGACCCGGCTTGAAGGTGGATTCCCGTTCTCTAAATGGCAGTACCTGCCGTCGAAGAACGTCTTTATCGTGGTCAACTCCGTTTCTGGATTTGTCTATGCCTATCGGTTGACTGCCAATCCTTATCCGAACAGAACTTGGGTGAGCAAACCGTCGCCTTCGGCTGGGCAAGGACCAGCACCGGGCGGGGCAGCTAAGCATACCCGCATGTGCTACGACTCTCGGCGCAGCGTGATTGTGAACACAGGCGGCGACTATCAAGACTCCGTAGCCAGCGACAACGGCAACGCTCATATCTGGCAAAGAGACATCTTCAACATTCCTGGGAATAACTCTTGGACGAACAAGCACGGGTACTGCTCATTGTCTGGGCAACTCATGCCCTCTGCCCCTGACAATGTTGGGTTTGCCTACGACTCTGCAAGGGACAGGTATTACACGATCCCTGGGTTCTACAACGATCTGGCTAACATCCAGCCCAACTGTCCAGGGCGCACTTTGACCATGAACCCGGTTCAGTTCGACCCGTCCGGGGCCACGCCTGCCTACTCGGCGGTGACGTGGTCTAACCCAACAAACGGCTATGGCGGTGACCTTGGAGCTACTTTCGCGGTTTACGATCCTATTGGTGATCGCGTCTATCGCTTCAGGGACACGGGCTCTCTGAAGATGGAGATCCTGAATGTCGCGGCTGGAACCTGGAGCCAAGTTACCGCGCCAAACTTTCCTGCTCCTGCGGACAATCCAAACTGTCATGGCGATCAATCTGTCATTGACGTGTTGGGTCGGGCAGTCTACTGCTACCTCAGAACTACGCAACAGAGCACGGGATACTTGCTGAGATTTGATATCAACTCCAGCGCGTTCACTCGCATTGCCGTGCCTTCCAGTATCTGCAATGGTCTTGCGTCAACGAATAATACTGACATTGAAACTTGGATGGCATTCGATCCGATCAGTCGCAAGATTCTTTTGCCGTCTTACAACGCAATCAGCTACACCGGACAGGTTGCGCTCTTGGGAATCTTCGATGTTGATGCCCAGACATGGGAGACCGAGACACCGAACCTTTCAGGAATCAATATCAACACGATCGGCTTCGACGCGGCTGCCGGAGTGATGCTGGGATTTGGGCGCTCTTCAGGTTCGTCTGCTCAGTTCTATTACCGATATGGCGGGGCAGCCGTAGCTCCTGGAGACACCACTTCTCCGAGCGTCAGCATTACTGCTCCAGCCAATGGCGCGACCGTCAGCGGAACGGTGAGCGTTACCGCTAATGCTTCTGACAATGTGGGCGTGGTCGGTGTCACGTTCAAAGTCGATGGCTCTGACATCACCGTAGAGGACACGAGTAGTCCTTACTCGGTGAGCTGGAACACAAACAGCGTCAGTAACGGAGCCCATGTACTCACCGCAGTTGCGAGGGATGCGGCTGGGAACAGCACGACCAGTGCTTCGATCAACGTTACTGTCAATAACCTTACGCTCACGAGTTACACCACCACATTTCCGTTGACTGAGAATCCCATCAGTGAGGGCGGGGTCTGGAGCCACACGCCTAACCAGTGGACTGCTGTCAGAACCAGTGGCGGTAATGCCTTCGGGACGAATGGAATCACAGACACATACGACGATTCCTACGCCTTGCTCTCTGGGTTCCCGAACGATGTTGAGGCGACTTGCACGCTGTTCCGCAATCCATCTGGAACTTTTACGGTCACGCACGAGGTGTGCCTGTTCATGCGTGGCGCCGATACCTCGAACTCGATTCGCGGCTATGAGTTCTTGTTTGCCTACTTCGGTGAGTTTCAGCTGATGCGCTGGAACGGCCCATTTGGTGACTTCACAAACCTTGTGACGAATGGAGGCATTGGCAGGGCGTTCATTACTGGAGATGTCTTCAGAGCCAGAGTGCAGGGAAATGTGTTAACCGCTTGGGTTAACAATATTCAGATCGCTCAAGTCACCGATACAACCTACCCATCGGGACAACCAGGAATTAACTTCTTCCTGCGGCCTGGAGGCAATGGCGCGAACTTCGCGATGCAGGACTACTCGGTGTCCGCTCTGACCGCTCCCGATATCACGCCACCACTGGTATCGATTAGTGCTCCTGCGAATGGAGCAACTGTTAGTGGCAATGTGACTGTGACAGCAAATGCCAGCGACAACGTGGGTGTTGTTGGAGTGCAGTTCAAGCTGGACGGAGCGAACCTTGGCTCCGAGGATACCTCCAGTCCGTATTCGATTACCTGGAACTCTCTAACAGCCTCGAATGGGGCACACAGCTTGACTGCTGTTGCCAGGGATGCGGCAGGGAATACGACAACGAGCACGGCGATATCCGTCACGGTGAATAACCTGCCGGCCGTTCCGAGTCCGCCAACTCTTTCAAGCCCAGCGAATGCAGCCACGGGAGTTTCGATCGCTCCGACTCTGGTATGGCAGGCATCTGCAGGTGCGGCAAGTTACAGGGTGCAGGTGTCTACTTCTTCTGGGTTTGGTTCGACCGTCGTTGACCAAGCCGGAATCACTGGAACTTCTCAGGCGATTTCAGGGCTCGCGATTGGAACCCAATACTTCTGGCGCGTGAATGCGACGAACGCAGGCGGAACCAGTGCATTTGCAGCGGCCTTCAGCTTTACCACGGTAGCGGTGACGGTGCCGACTCCGCCACGGAATCTGAGGATCACTTAAAAGGATTAACCAGTGGCCTTAACACAAGGGACAACAGCAATTGGCAGTCAGGATTCAGGGACGAGCCACACTATTTCAATCACCGCGGCAAGCGGATGCACACTCTTCCGCGTGGCTGTGGTGGTGCCTTCGGGGATTGCCGTCACTTGCTCGTCTAGCGTCAACGGCTCTTTCGGGACTGAGTACGCACGGGCAACCAACGGCGCGTCGATTGATATCGTCATCTTCAAGCTCGTTTCCCCAACTGCGGGTGCTCACACACTGACGGTCACCACCGACTCTAGCACGGTTGCTGCAAGTCGTTGTACCCAGTTCACGGGCGGCGATACCACAACCCCACTCGGAACCGCCTACACAACGACCGGGAACGGGACAGCAATCAGCGGGACAGCGATTGACAGCGCGAACGGCGACATAGTTCTGGATGACTGGGGCTATAACGTCGGCGGGCAGTCGCCAACCCCAGGGACAGGCCAGACGGAAGACACGTTCTCGTCTAACGGAAACTTTGACATTCGTCTTCGTGGCTCGCACGAGGCGGCTACGGGTTCCAGTACCGTCATGAGCTGGACGACGACCTCAACGCTCCAGTGGGCGCAGGTAACGACGACCGTCAAGGCAGCGGCCGCAGCTCCAACGTTCCCAACAGAGTTTTTCAAGATTGAAAAAGTTCTTATCGTGAAGAAAAAGTGAAAAGGAGAAGTCATGGCTAAGTACGGAAGAATGTACAACCAGGTTGTGGACGCACTCTCGGTGGCGGCAGTGTGCGAGATCATGTTTTTCAAGGTGCCGACAACAATGGTCGGCGTGATCCACGAAATCAAGGTCACTCAAGACACGTTGGAAACTTCGGAGCAGCAACCTCTGAATATCTTCCAGACCGCTACGGATCAGAGTGCCAAGGGAGCGGCTGGAACAATCTCCAAGATTCAGGACGGTGATGCGGCTCACGGTGGCACGGCTCGACAGAACATTCTGACCGGTGAGACTTTCGCCACTGAAACCAAGATGATCTGGCGTGAATCCCAGAACCAGTTGAATGGCTGGAGCTATGTGCCAGTGGAGTCGGCTCGTCCAATTCTGCCTCCGGGCGGGATGATTGTGGTCAAGATCGATGTGGCTCCAGGAGCCACTACTTTCTACAGCGCCGTGATGACATTCGAACTGATTGGCTAAGGATGAATGAGCAACTACAGAACTCCGGAAACCAGCAGGCCAAAGGCCCGAAACAGGATCAACCGAAACCTTGCGGTCGAGCTGTTCCCAACCCAAGACTTCCCGTTCATTGCCAGTGGCGGCGTGTTGACGATGACCGGGGCAGCTGTCTCGACACTGACCAGCAACGTCATTGTCGGTAACGGGGCTCTGGCTATCACGGGTTCAGCGATCAGTATTCGCTCGATCTTCTACATCAGTGGCAGCATCGCTCCACTGACGATTGCATGGGATGCGGCGACAAATGCCGTGGGATACATTTTGTATTGGGATTTGCGAGGGGTTTCTCCTTATGGGAATTCTGTGAATGTGGGGAATGTGCTTCAGTACACATTCCCAGCAGATGCGTTTCTTGCTAACAGTACCTACAATTTTGCTGTCTCTTCGCTGTACATCGTTGGCGCAACCGCTGTCGCTCCTCTAAACGTAAGGCTAGGGTAAGATGAGTAACTACAGATCACCAGAGCCGCGAAAACGGCGACAGCCTACCCACCTTCTAGCCACTCCAACCATTGGAGAGAGCGCTCAATCCGTTGTCTTTGAATATACCGTGCCAAGTGCAGGAGCCACGGCGTTAAGCATGTCGGGTGTGGCTGGCCTGCAGTTGCGGAAGTCTTATGTCGGGACGGGCGGTGTGACCACGACCGGAGAGGCGACACTGGCTCAGCAGACTGGGACGGTGACCTATACGTTTGTTGGCACTGGTGAGAGCCTGCTGATGACAGGCTCTGCAAGTCTCAGCCTCCGAAAAAACTACACCACTCAATTCCCGGGCATCGTTAACTTGGAATGGGATGCTCCTGTGAGTAACGACGCCACAGGGTACAAGATCTATTACGGCACAAGTCCGGGAGTTTACGACGGAACTGAGGCGGCTCAAGGCGCGTCTCCGATCACTGTTGGAAACATCTTGGCGATTACTCTCACTGGCCTAAAGCTGGGGATTCCCTATTACTTTGCAGTAACCGCCACAAACGTTGCCGGTGAGTCTGCGGTTTCCGGAGAGGTTTCGACGACTCTGCGGGATGGCATTTTCTCGATGACCGGGGCCGCGACGGTGACAAAAATCAGGTCATTCCAGACCGTGGGCAGCGGTGCTATGGCGATTACTGGCATCGCCAGCCTGAGACTGAGAAAGATCTATACCGCTACTGGTGGAGTTGTTACCAGTGGTGCCGCAGCACTATCCACGCAGACGGGCACGGTCACGTTCACTCATACGGCTACTGGAGTCTTGACGACTTCCGGAGCCGCTGCATTTGCGCTCAGAAAGAATCTCACCAATACCGGCAATGCGGCATTGACAATGACCGGGGTGGCTGGCTTCGCATTGCTGAAGTCATTCCTGGCTAGTGGTGGCGTCGTCACGGGTGGGACCGCTGGCTTAAAGACTATCCGTAATTTCATTGGCAGTGGCGGCGTGACAACTACCGGTCTTGCGACCTTGGCACTGACTGGGCAGACGACTGGGCAATTCTTATTCACGGCCAGTGGTGGAGTTCTGACGACCGGTGGAGTAGCGACTCTGGCTTTGCGAAAGGTGATGACCGCGAGTGGTGGACTTGTGACATCAGGGTCGGCCAGCTTCAAGCGCATCAATACGCTGAGCATTGCCGGTGGCGCGGTGCTTACCACAGGGGCCGCGACGTTCGCGCTGAGAAAGCTGTATACGCCGAGTGCCGGCGGGGTTGTTACGGATGGTGCCGGTACGACAGTGTTCTTCCCTAGCACACCTGGCCAGTTCTTTTATGTTGGCACCGGTGGGGTCATTACCTCTGGGACGGCAACACTGCAATTGCTGAAGCACTTCCACGGCTCTGGCGTTGTCATCATCACCGGAACTGCGATTGTGATTGCTCCGCTAACCGGAGACTTCTCGACTATCACGGTGGCGGACCTGATTGCCGAGATTGCCACCATGGTTCTGGAGCCAGCAACCTTGGATTGCGGTTCGCTGTGGAGCGCGGACGAGGTAATTTCCTACATCAACTACACTCAAAAGGAATTCATCAGGCAAGCACAAATGCTGAAGCGCAGTGACAGCCAGAGCACGCTGTCTGGCCAGAGCCTTTACCCGTCGCATCCGCTGAGCATGCAGATTGATCGTATTACTTACGGGAATGTTCCGTTGCTTGAGACCGATCAGCACTTCCTGGATAAAGACGATCCAAAGTGGAGGACGAAGAGTGGACGACCTCGGAAGTATCATCTCGATCACTTACCGTTGAAGCGATTTGAGTTAGATCGCAAGCCGACAACTTCCACGGCGTTGCTAAACGTCGTCTCTACGTCTCTGCCCAGCGATGTCTCGTTGCTCACCGATCGACTGATGGTCCCGGACTATTGCGCGATGTACATCAAGTTCGGAGTGTTGGAGCGCATGCTCTCACGCCAAGGAGAAGCCCAAGATCTCATGCGGTCTGAGTATTGTCATAACCGATTCATGTTTGGAGCAGAGTTATTCAAGAAACTCATGGCAAGCAATGGCAACTGAGCAAAATACAACTTTAGACTTCGAAACCCTTGGCCTCTACATCGGTAGGCCTGCGGACAAGCTTCCTGAGGCGCATTACAGTCAATACCTCAACATGGAAGCTTACCGGAGTGGCTACATTCAGCCACGCAAGGGTTCGATTGAAATTGGCACGGAACAGAGCATCGCTCCGGTTCAGTTTGCCGCAGAAGTTCACTCCATGGGGTTCCTGCTGCAAGAGCCTGCGGGTGCTCCCACACATGTGTACTTCGGTGCGGGCACGGAACTTTATTACAGGACGGGGACTAACGTTCCAAGTCAACTTCAGGTTTCCGACAATCTGCATTTCAGCGGCAATCCGATGACGATGGACAATTACAAGATCGCCGACTCGATCAAGATCCAGGCCATCGCGTTTGATGTGAATAAGCGAGTCAAGCTGGACGGAGCGACGATCACCAGTTTTGGTATCGCCGGCGCGGTCAAAAAGCCTGCGGCTGCAACGAATGGGGGCGGCAATCTCAGTGGTGATTATCAGTGGGCATTTCAGTACAGGAATCGGAACACGGGCAGCGTGAGTCCGTTGAGCCCGGAGATGACGGCGCTGACGACGGCAAGCAACAAGGTCAACCTGACGATCCCGCAGAGTCCGGACAGCCAAGTTACAGATATCGATATCTACAGAACCGGTGGAACCATTGAAGGCTCGTTCCTGTTCGTGAAGACCGTTGACAATACCGCCTTCGGTGCACCATTGACTGTCGAAGACGATGTGGCTGACGAGACCCTTGGCTCAGAAGTGGCCGTCACTCAGATCGAGTTTTCAAACCCAGTGATGGGACCGACCACGATTCGGAAGACCGTGAATGCTGGAAGTGCCTACACCGATTACACCGCAGCCGCTGGCGATAACAGCATTACCACGCATGTGGACATAGGAGCACTGAGCACGTTTGCTAATGGTGACTGGCTGGTGATTGGAGCCGACCTTCAGTTTCGCAAGATCCTGATCGGCATTGACTCGGTGAGTGGCCTGCCCACTGCGAACGTAAACACGAATGTCTCGGCTTTGACAATTGAGTACTGGGACGGCGCGAACTGGATTCAGGCAGCTGATCTCAGAGACGGCACAAGCAATGGTGGTCGGACGTTCAATGTAAACGGGATTATCACTTTTCGCTTTCCTGACAATTGGGAGAAAAACACGATTGATGGCGTGGAAGCCTATCACGTCAGGCTGAGTGTTTCTGCTGCACTTTCGGCGGCTGTCTTGTTTGACCTCGTTTCCGTCTCTGCCATGCCCATGGATCCGGATACGTTTGCAATTCATGGGGACCGGGTTTGGGTAAACGATTTGAGTAATGTGGATCGGCTCTGGTACTCGGAACGGTTCAGGGTCGAGGAGTTCAGGCTGGACAACTTCGTGATCATCACGCAAAGCGGTGACCGCGTTAGACGCATGCTGAGCTTGGATGATCGCATGTTCATTGCGACAGACAACACGATGTACATGATGGTCGGCACCGGGCCAGACAGCTTTCAGCCTTTGCCTCTGGGGTCGATTCATGGCCTGTTTGCGCGGTATGCGTTTACACGAGGCGAGGGCACGATCTTCTGGCGCAGCTATGACGGGATCTACCGCTTGTCCGGCACTGGTTCGGAAAAGATCAGCGAGAACATGAACTCTCTGTTTCAGGGCGTGGCCGGTGGCCCGGAAGCGAATCTCGAGCCTGCCTACAACGAGTTCAATCAACTTGACCACGAGCGCATGACATATTTCGACAACAAGCTCTATTGGTCGTACAAGGGCGCGAATACGCTCACACGCAGGGAGCTGATCTTTGACCTGATTGCCAATCGCTGGTCGCAGACTGATCGGCAGGTAACGACCTACCTGGCTGTGCCGTACCAAGGCAAGCTTTTCAGCTCACACACTGATCTCTATGTCTATCGCAGAGACGTTGGGAACGTAGACAAGCTGGGCACGACAGAAAGCGTTATCAACTTCAGCTTCAGGGCTGGGCATTTTGATTTTGGAACTCCGGAACAGGACAAGAACTTTGTTGAGCTTGTCTTTGATGTAGATCCAGGCGGCGCCAGCTTTGATATGACGCTAGATTTCAACAACGGCGATTACACCACAACGTATCCGGTGGCTGGAACAGGTCGGCAGTTGGTTAATATGCCGATCAGCAATGGCATCGGCATCTTCTCAAAGAACGTGGGGTTCAGAGTCACCACAGACAACGAAGGGAAGAGCATCAAGTTTTACAAGGTGACGTTTAATTACTGGACTGAGCCGCGGGAACTAAACAAAACCAGTTGGGATTGGAATGATTACGGTAGTCCAGAGCGAAAGTATTTCAAGCAACTCGTGATGGACCTGGATACCCAAGGCACGGTCTGCAGCGTATCGGTTTATCTGGATGGAGCAACGGTTCCAACGACTACGTTCACGGCAGTCAAGACCACGACCAGGCAGAGAACGGTTCTATCGCTACCGATCGACACCGAAGGCAAGCTGGCAAAAGTTCAGGTGCAAAGCGCGGAGGCTTTGTACGAGGTCAAAGTTTACGGGCATTACTTCAACTTCCTGTTGAATGGAATAGAGGTGGGGAAGACCCAGACAGACTGGGTAGACCGTGGATGGCCGGCAGAAAAGAGGTTCAGGCAACTCATGGTCGATATCAATACCTTTGGGCAGGATGTGCAGTGTGGAGTGGAAATCGATGGTGTGACGGTTGAAACCTTCACGATTAATACCGCAGGACGCAGGCTTGTGACTCATTCTCTGCCAGCCAATACGGTAGGTAAACTCGAGCGGCTGGTTTTCAATAGGTGACCTATGGCGCGAATCATCACAGAACCTTTAAAGGCACGGGACACGCTGATCTTTTCCGTGCCAGGCAGTACAGACTTCAGAAATACGTTCAGCACTCCTGACCAAGTGGGCTCGTATTGTTTGGCGGTTGACGGTCCCTTTGGAAGCGGAAGTAGAACATTATCGCTTCCTGGACAGAAGCTGAAACTGCGTAGCGGGTTTTATTGGAGTCCGAGAACAGCTCTAGCCAAAGGAACGTTCCTCCAATTCAGGGCGGCGAGTAGTGTGGTGTGCAGCTTTACGCATGACGGGGCCGGGAAGATTAATTTTCTCGACACAAACGGGAACATCAAGGCCCAAAGCGTTAACGCCGTGCCTGCGGATAGCTGGCGGCACTTTCAGATCAAGTATGACCTTTCGGCCACGGTTTCAGGCACTGGAGCAGGAGTCTGTCGCTTCCTGATCGACAATACCGAAGAGTTTCTGTTCACAGGAGACACGGCATTTGGCAGAAGCTATATCGATAACTGGGTACTACCAGAGACGTCCGGCACTTCGCTTTGGGCTTCGCTTTATATCAACGACGACACTGGTCCGGCTCCCGAGAACGACCTTGAAGGCATCGTGCAAATGCCGATGGCTGTTGTGATCGGTGATTCTGCCGTGGCACTTCATAACGACTGGGTGAGGAGCACTGGCACTGACGGATTTACTCTGGTGGATGAGGTGCCTTACTCAACCGCTGATTTCGTGAGTAGCATCACGAATGGGCAGAAACAGTTTTTCTTGATCGCTCCTCATGGCCTGGTAGCACCGACTCAGATTCGATCAATCACGGCACGCTGGGTCCCGATAAAGATCAGCGGGGGCCGCATGGAGCCATCGTTCCGAATCAGTGGAGTGGATTATCCTTCGACAATCCGAAATCTGAATGTGGCACCGACGATCTTACTGGATCGCAGAACAACAAACCCGGCCGGTGGTAACTGGACATTGGCACAAAACCCTGAAGTTGGAGCGACAACCGTTATCCCATAATGGCTATTCCCTCAGCACCATTACAACTCTGCCTGTTAGTTGACTACGGTCCAGATGGAACGATTGTAGCCAACGGACAGCGTCCAGTGATTGCGGTTCTGGCTCGCATCAGCAACACCGATGCCGCCAGCACTGGGATCTTGATGAGGGTGGAAGTATGTAATGGATTAGGGTGCACTAACTTTGCTGTTGTCGGAAACGTTACAGCGTTGCTTTATGCGTCGACGCAACCGCAGTTTCAGTTCATGTATTTGGCCAACCAGTTTCAGCCATACCGAATCAGGGTGCGGTTTGAAAATAGCGATGGCGTTGGGCCATATTCAACGATCCTGGATATCAATACCAACGCCCAAGGAAACACCGCATGTGACACCGGAGTCGTATCTGACTTCATTCAACAGATTCAGGCAGGCTCACTTACTGAAATTATTGAGTCAAATGTCGATCGCGTCATTGTCCCGGGCCTAACCGAGATCATTGAAAGCGATGTCAACCGCGTCATCGTCTATGCACTTACTGTTTTCATTGAGACGCAGGGCAACCCTCTTGCAGCTCCGGGTACTCCGACGCCGGGTACTTCAGGGCCTACGGTTGGGCCGGATCCTGACAGGTTCACTGGTGATGGTCCTCCGCCTTACGTAGATGGCAGTGGCAATAAGAACGTCTTTATCTATTACGGACACCAATTCGAGTTGACCAAGGACCCACTTGACGTCACTCGAATGGATTCATACGAATTAGATTTTGGATGGAATCGATGGAAATTCATTAGGCGTATTTGGTGGGCAGGAATTTCATCTGGTCCTATAACAATGGAAATTTGGATCGATGAGACTTTGCGATTTACTACCACTTTCTCCATGACACCAGTTTCTGGTACTGGATGGTCTAAGGCCGAGATTCGATTACCAGCAGAATGCTTAAAGGGTCAACTCTTTCGCTTCATCCTGACATCGGATTCAGCTTTTAAGATATTTCTGGATCAATCGCAGATCGAATGGAAGCCATTGAGTTCTGACAGGGCTTATGAGCGTTACACCCTAGACATAAGTCATATTCATGATCGTTGACTTTTATGAATTTCAGAATGACACGACTTGCAAAGCCATTGAATAGAAAAATGATGCTCCTTAGAATATCCCAAATAGTGATGAGCTTCTGGTTTGCATTCAGATACGCATTTCGCGCACTCGTCTGGCCTAGTGATAATGCCATCTCTCAGGGCATAAGCAATCGCACTGCGTGCGTAAACCCTAAGTTTGTGTTTGAGGTATTGCTGGTGTCTTTGTTCTTTACCCTTAGGACTCTGATGATATCTCTTCGCAATTTTTTTTCGTGTCTCTGTTTTCTCAAACCTCTTCTTCCAATGACGATACTTATCAGTCCCTTGATATCTCTTTTTGCAGTCCTTGAATTTTTGACTCTGCGTGTATTTCCTGAGATATCCACGAACTTTTTCCTTGATATCACTTTTGCTTCTGTATTCACGTTGCTTAATTTTGAGGCAGCTTTTGCAATTACCGGTGTATCCAGAAATGTTTTGCTTGGATTTGTGAAATCCAGTCGCTTGCGGCTTTATTCCCTTGCAGGTAACGCAGGTGTTGGTGAGAATCTCTTCGGGCATGGCGGCCTCCATGATAGGTCGATGTGTCTAGAAACCTCGCTCGGCGCTTAGAACGCTGGCGAGGTTTCGTTATTTTAGCATGATCTTGGTGAGCAGGTATGCCAAACGCAACCGCAGAGTATTACCAGATAAGGAAAGAAGATTGGGACATGTTGAACTTCGCATTGCGCCGGATTTGGGATCGGCTGGACGCATTGGAAGGCAAGAGGGGCAGCACTTCGCATGCAGACGATATCAATCTGAATAATCACAGGCTGATCAATGTGAGAGATCCTGTTGACCCTCAAGAAGCAGCTACAAAATCTTACGTGGACAAAGCTATTTCCGAACTGACGCCATAATTATGCCATCAGCAATCAAAAGCTTAGCAGACGGAGAGTTGCAAACCAGTGATGGTGTGCTCTACAAGTGTCCTTCGGGGGCATCTACCTCCGTCGATAACATGGTGTTCATCAACACAACCGTGGCAACGCGAACACTGAACCTATTCAAGAAGAAGCCAAACCGTACCGCACGGAGATTGGTTCCGGAAGATTTCCAGTTGCCTCCAGGCTACAGGATTGATTTTGGTGATGAGCAGTTCCAGATGAGCAGCTTGGATGAGATCAGGGGCAGTGCCGACACGCTAGGGGTCGATTTCATTATCGATGGTAGGGAGTTGACATGAGGGTTTACGACGAACACGGAAGACTGTTGGGAGTGGAAATTGAGGTTGCGCTCAGTGCGCAGCCTACTTCTGCACAGTTCTCCGTTTTGTCGAATGCCCTTTCTGTGGAAATAGCTGCCAGAGCCTCTGTGGATGTAGTGTTGGCCAACGCAGTCAGCGTTGTTTCCAACACGGTGAGTGTGCTTTCGGCGCGGGTCAATACCAATTCCGCGCAGATGACCTCTGCCAATGATGCTATCAGCAATGCCGTAAGCGTCCTCAGTGCCGCGCACCTATCGCTCGTGAATCGAGTCAGCGCCAATTCAGGAACCGGTGGTAGCGGCAGCGTGACTAGTGCTGAAGTGGTCGATGCCGTGAGTGTAGAAACTGCTAATAGAATCTCGGCAGTCAACGCACTAAGTAACGCCTTATCGGTTCTCTCCTCTAGTGTTTCTACTCTTTCCGCTCAAGTTACGAGTGCCGATAATGCGATTTCAAACGCAGTGAGCGTGGTTTCTCAGGCATTAAGTGTTGAGACGGCTGCCAGAATCAGCGCCGATAACGTGATCAGTAATGCGGTGAGCATCGTTTCTCAATCGCTCTCCACTCTCAGTGCGGCACATCTGTCACTCGTAAACAGAGTTTCTGCGAATTCCAGCACCGGTGGAACCGCAAGTGTAACTTCAGCCAACCATCTTTCCGTGGTTTCGGAACTCGGCCGAATCTCGCTAAACGTTTCAGCTATAAGCTCGCGCTTATCTGCTTTGAGCGCACAGGTTAGCAGTAACAGCGCGCAAATGACTTCGGCAGATGATGCGGTGTCTGCTGCTGTGGCCGCACTCAGCCTGGACGTGAGTGCTATCAGCTCAAGATTGTCGGCACTATCATCACAGGTTTCCAGTAACTCCGCTCAGATGACGAGCGCGGATAACGCAATCTCTAACGCAGTCTCAGTCCTCAGTGCTGCACATCTCTCCCTTGTGAATAGGGTGAGCGCGAACTCAGGGACAGGGGGGGGCGGTAGTGTCACTTCTGCAGAGGTAGTGGACGCGGTCAGTGTGGAAACTGCCAATCGCATCAGTGCCGATAACGTGCTCTCCAATGCAGTTAGCGCCCTTTCGGTTATCGTCTCTACCGTTGCCAGTGCTCTTTCGGTAAGGATCGATACGGTTTCGAATCTGATCAGCGCCTTGACGAGCGCACACAACGTGCTCTCCAACCGGGTGTCGGCAAACTCTGGTACGGGAGGGGCAGGCAGTGTCACTAGCGCCGAAGTCGTAGACGCAGTTTCGGTAGAGGCAGCTAACCGGGTAAGTGCCGATAACGTGTTGAGCGCAGCCATTGCCACGAACTCCGCCCAGATGACTTCGGCCGATAACGCTATATCCGCAGCTGTTGCGGCTTTGAGTGTTAATGCTTCGGCAATTAGCACGCGCTTGTCCGCTTTAAGCGGGCAGGTGACAACGAACTCAGCACAAATGACAAGTGCTGACGATGCCATCAGCAATGCGGTTTCGGTGGTTTCGGCACAGGCACAAGCTCTCAGTGTCGACTTGGTGAGTGTGAAGAATCGCATCAGCGCAAACTCTGCGGCCATCTCTGTGAATTCGGCACAGATGACCTCAGCAGACAACGCCATTTCCAACGCGCTTTCTGTTGAGATTGCCAATAGGACCAGTGCCGATAACGCCCTGAGTAACTTCATTTCGGCAAACTTTGGCAATCAGATCTCCGTGCTTTCGCAAGCCGTTTCCGTTCTGTCTCAGGCAGTTTCGGTGATCTCACAAGCAGTTTCTGCTCTAAGTGCGCAAGTCTCTGTTCTCTCACAAGCCGTCTCGGTTCTGAGCGTCGCCATTGCGGGCCAAACCAAAGTGCTATCGGGTAATCAAACGATCTCCGCTTCGGCTCTGACAAATATTTCCGGATTCAGCGTGAGCCTTGTCGCTGGAGGAGTCTATCAACTTCAGGCGTTCTTGTTCATTCTGAAGGGCGCTGCTGGCGGGACACCGAGATATGGTCTCACATTCCCCGCTATGGCAAGAACTCGGGGCCTAATCTTTGCCGCGACCTCAACGGTTCAGGGCGGCTTGCCAACTCTCTCGGTTGTGGGTGCTCGTGCTTTGTGGGAAGGGGATAGCGCGTCGGGTTCAATCATCATGTCTACAATTTCAGCCGGCAACGTGAGTACGTTTGTGACTTATGACGGCGTCTTCGTCGTGAGTGCAACAGGCACCTTGCAATTGCAGGCCGGTGGGGCTGGTGGGGCTTCAGCTATTACGATTGAGAGGGGTTCGTACATGCAGGTGTTCAGGATTGTGTGAGGATCAGTTGTGGCTCTTGCGATTGACGCGACAAATATAGGGTCTCAGGATTCCGGTGCTAGCTTTACCATAAACCACACATGCGCGGCATCGTGCACTCTCCTTCGTGTCGCGGTAACGGTTCCTGCCGGGGTCACCATCACGGCGTCTTCGAGCGTCGACGGCAGCATGACGTCTCATGGCTCAATCGAAAATGGTTCGGCTGCAAAAGTTGAGATTTTCAGATTAATTTCCCCCACTGTGGGGGCTCATGTTATTACAATCACTCCAAATTCAAGCGTCGTCGCTGCAGCAAGGTCGATATCGTTTACAGGAGGAGACACCACAACCCCTCTGGGAACGTCTTATACGTCGGCAATAAACACCAGCACGCCGAGCGTGACCGTTATTGACAGTGCCAGTGGCGATATCGTCATAGACGACTGGGCGTATACAGCAGGTGGGCAAAGCCCGACCCCTGGTGGTGGACAAACTGAGGATACGTTCTCGACAAACGGCAACTTCGATATTCGGCTCCGGGGTTCGCATGAGTCAGCGACAGGTGCCAGCACGGTCGCGAGCTGGACCACGACATCAGCAATTGATATTGCCATGATCGCCACGGCAGTGAAAGCTGCCGGAGGCGGGGGCGGTGGTGGCATAACCGCAGCGCAGGGACGCAATAGTTTTGAATTGAGTAACCTTTTGGGATGATCATGCAAAAAGTGTTGGATGTAACCAAGCCTCAAACCGTTTCTTACTGTATTCCGAAGGATCTCCGGGATGTTCAGATTGCTTTGAACATCAAGGCCGTCAAAGGCAGGATCGAGCCGCACTATGAATTGCGCGATGAACCTGCCGCAGTCGTATGCTTCGGGCCTTCGCTGAATGACACTTACGAAGAGATCCGAAAGTTCAAGCATGTCTTTACCTGTAGCGGTAGTCACAAATTCCTGCTGAGTAAAGGCATCAGGCCTACCTATCACCTCGAAGTGGATCCACGAAAGCATAAGATTGAATTGCTTGGGGATCCACAGTCAGACTGTGAATACCTGATTGCTTCGACGTGTCACCCCTTGTACGTCGCTCATATTCAGAATGCTGGCGGCAACATCAAGCTGTGGCACGTGTTTGATGCCGAAGAGGATGCGCTGAGAACTCTTCCGGCCGGCGAGTGGGCATTGTTTGGTGGATGCAGTGTGGGACTGCGGGCACTTACGATCGCCAGGTTCCTTGGTTTTACCGATCTTCATGTGTTTGGTATGGATGGGAGCAGTTCTAAGATCCATGGCAAGCACGCATCGGCTCACCCGAACCAACCAAAGCAGAGCCAGATCTGTGAGTACGATGGCAAGACCTATGAGACCACGGAGTCGATGCTTGAGTGCGCACGCGGAACCTTCCACGAGCTCGACCAAATGCCTGACGTGAATGTCACGTTTTACGGTGAAGGCTTAGTTCAAGCCATGGCCAGGAAATACACGCCAAATCATGTAAAGCAAGGGACACCGACAATCGCATTCAAGAATCCGGAACTGATTAGCCCCGAAGCAAAAGAATTGAATGCCAGACTACATCGTGAGAATCCAGCGTATGGGATGAGCGGCAGTAAGTACACCGACATGGTGCAAAAGCTTGTGCAGAGCCTAGTGGTGAGCGCAAAGAAACCCATGGTAAGTGTCCTCGATTATGGTTGCGGTAAGGGGATGCTGGCCAAGTCGTTGCCTTATCCGATTGCCGAGTATGATCCAGCAATTCCAGGGAAAGAAGAGTTGCCGAAGCCAGCAGACTTGGTTGTCGCGACCGATGTCTTGGAACATATTGAACCAGAAAAGTTGCCGCTAGTATTGGCTGACTTACGTCGCTGCGTTAAAGAGATTGGATACTTCGTGATCCATACAGGGGCGGCGAAGAAAAAATATGCTGACGGCCGAAACACTCACCTGCTTCAACATGACGAGGCGTGGTGGAAGAAGAATCTTGAGAAGTGCTTCACTGTAGGGACTATCAATGAGAAAGATGAGCACCTTCACATCATAGTCGGCCCTAAGAAAGAAGCGACTCCAGTCGTTGCTGGGTCCGTGAATATTTTCGAAGTCAAGACCGACAGTCACACCATGAAGTTCTACACGCCAAATGATGCGACCAAATGGCGGGCTTCTACACTGCTGAAGAAAGAGCCGGTGACGACGGAATGGATTCAGGGAATGGCTAAAGGCGAGACGCTCTTTGACGTGGGAGCAAACATCGGTGGTTACACCGTTATGGCTGGCACGAGGGGAGTCGTGGTCTTTGCCTTCGAGCCTGAGGCAGACAACTACTCGTTGCTGGTAAAGAACATGGCTCTGAATGGGATTCACCCGCATGCGTATTGCATGGCGTTGAGCGACAAGCAGGCCTGCGGGACCCTCAGGCTGTCTCAGCAGGGCGTCGGTGGCAGCTGCCACAGTTTCAGCACGGGGAATGGACTGGGGTTCGAGTACGGTGGCGAAAAGAAACAAGGGTGTTACGGCGTAGAACTCGATCGCTTGGTTGAGAATGGCCTGCCGAGCCCGGACCACATCAAGATCGATGTCGACGGTTTTGAACCAAAAGTCGTAAGGGGTGCCACGAAAGTTCTGTCAAATGGCGTCAAAAGCCTACTGGTTGAGGTAAATACTAACTCCAAAGAACACATGGAGATGGTAGACTACTTGAAAAGTATCGGATTCGAATACGAGCAGAGCCAAGTAGATGCCGCAAAACGCAAAGACGGTCACTTCAAAGGTGTGGCCGAGTATCTGTTCCGCAAGCCAGAGCCTTCAGAAATCGAGCGGCACGTTGTGGAGAAATTCAGCCAAGCAGAGGTATTGACTGAGCCTTTCCCTTACATCTACATCGAGAACGTTTTCCCATCTGAGATCTACCAAAAGATGCGGGAGCACATGCCCGAGAACTACGTTGAGATTGCGAAGAGCAGGGGCACCAAGGGATATCCAAAGCGGTTCACGGCCGTCCCTGAAGCATTGGTCTGGAAAGATGTTTACCGGGATCTCGTGGCCGGCAGGTTGAAGAAGAAGTTGTGTGATCGGTTCGGGGTAGACCAGCAAGGTTTGACCGATGAAGTCTTACTGATCCGGGACAAAGCTGGTTACAGCATTGGACCTCATACTGATTCCAAGGCAAAGGTGATCACGGTGTTGTTTTACCTGCCTGCTGATGAGTCTTTGATTGGAGCCGGAACTAGCATTTATACGCCAAAGAAAGCAGGGGTTACCTGCGAGGGTGGCCCGCACCACAACAAAAAGCATTTTGATATCTTCAAGACCATGCCGTTCAAACCGAATAGTTGCTTTGCTTTTCTGAAAACAGATAACAGCTTCCACGGCGTTGAGCCATGTGAAGGCACTAGGGATGTTCTACTTTACGATGTGAGGCGAGGATGACACTGCAAGTATTCATCGGATTTGATTCGAGACAGCGAGACGCTTATTACGTTGCCAAGCACTCGATTGAGACTCGGGCATCTGTACCTGTGCAGGTGCAACCGCTGAAGCTGTCAAAACTGTCAAAGCACGGGATTCTGACTCGACCCGTCGAGAAACAGAACGGTCAAATGTGGTGCCCAATCTCTGAGGCTCCAATGAGTACCGAGTTTGCTATCTCCAGGTTCTGTGTGCCGTTTCTGCAACGCGAAGGATGGGCATTATTCTGTGACAGCGACGTCGTCATGCTGAGAGATATCAAGGAGTTGTTCGACCTCGCTGACGATCAGTACGCTGTCATGGTCGTGAAACACAGTCAGGGGCATGGTTCCCCGGTAAAGATGGATGGCCAGGCTCAAACCTATTATTCCCGCAAGAACTGGAGTTCGGTGGTGTTGTGGAATTGCGGGCATCCCTCGAACCAGGCTTTGACCTTGGTTGATCTGAACACTTGGCCGGGACGAAACCTGCATGCGTTTCAGTGGCTGGCCGATGATGAGATTGGAGAGTTGCCATTGACGTGGAATTACCTAGTGGGAGTGAGTCCAGCAATTCCAGCAACGACTGAAATCAAGCTAGCGCATTTTACTTTGGGCACTCCGAATCTTCCGGGTTGCGAAGACATGGCAATGTCCGAGACGTGGTTGAGGGAATACGAGTCTTATCGAAAGGCGGTGACCGATGGGGAAGCAAAATAGAACCAACGAACAGAATGCTTACAACCAGGCCAGCAGTGCTTATGGGCTGACGAATGCCCAGAGCCAGGATCTCTTGAACGAGGGAAAGCAGTACCGCGGCACAGCCGGAGAGTATTGGACTGCGGTGAGTAAGGGCGGAGCCGGAGCGCAGCAGACCTTGGGGCCTCAGACTTCGGCGATCCGGACTCAGTATCGGAATGCCCGAGAGCAACTGGAACGGCAGGCTCCCAGAGGTGGTGCCGTACAGGCTGGGCAGCGTCAATTGGCGATGGGTGAAGCCGGAGATGTGAGCCGTCTGTTTGCCGATCGAGTGAACGAGAGTATCGGGCAGCTTGCAAATCTTGGCGTGTTTGGCACCCAGGCAGGGTTGGGTGGAGCATTGTCGAGTGCGGGCGGGTATCTGAACACTGGACAGTCTTACGGTGCTTTGGCTGAGCGACAGCGGCAAGCGGCAATGGAAGGCGTTAAAGGGGTTGCCAGTATCGCAGGCAAGGCCGCGATGTGCAGTCGCACGTTTAAGAAAGACATCACGGAGTTCAAGGACTATGACTATGCCCTGCAGGTGATCTTGGAGCAAACCCTTGTCGGATTCAGGTACAACAACGGCATGGACGACGGTCAAAGGCATTACGGTGTGATCGTCGAGGACACGCATCCTCCGTTCAGGAATGGCCTGTTTTTGGACGTTCCTTCGGTGCTGGCCTATTTAATCGGGTCTGTAAAGGCGCAACAGCAACAGATCGACGACCTCAAGAAATTCATTGCCACCGAACTGGCAGAACCGAAGAGATTGGCAAGAACGGCATGAACATCACATTGGATGCAGAGACAAAAGCTGGCGTGAAAGAAGTGGTGATTCCTTACTTCTTGAATAAGGACCTACTTCCTGCCGGGGTGTTGGGTAATATTTATGAAGCCTTGGTTGCCGAAGGGTCTTTGGGTGAGGTATTGCACGAGAAAGAGAACAGCAAGGATGACTTTATCTCTTACGTCGAGAAGTTCACCCTGCCTTCTGTATTTGCCAATGTCGAAGAGAACCGAATCGATGGCATTGCCTGGCTGAGTGACATCGCGATTACGGATACGCACACAAAGGCCTCGGGTAGTTACTGCTTCTTAAAGCAGGCGTGGGACACGAAGCGGAGCTTGCATTACGGAAAGATTTGCGTGGCTCAATGGTTCTTTCCAGAGCAGTTTGGGATCAGCTATCCACCGCTTGACAGCCTCTGGGGACTGACGCCAAAGAGCAACAGGTTGGCACGCCGGTTTGCGACACGTTTGGGCATGAAGTATGTGGCAAATCTGCCGGGTTTTACCTGCCATCACGGCAAAAGAGTTGATGCTCTGGTCTGCAATATCGAACGTGAAGAATTCAGGGCGAAGTGGGGACAGTAAATGGTAGAAATTCCAAAAATTACAGACTTTCATAACGAACCAAATGACCCCGGTTGGTTTTGTCCTAAGACTAAAGACGGACAGGTCTTGAAGCCAGTCATTCGCTGCAACTGCGGCAACTTTTGTGGTATCGGACTGCACCATGTTCACGCTGATGGGAGCGTCACAGCTTCGTTTTATCACAAGAAGGGAACTGACTTCAAAATTGGAGAATCACCTGAAGGTTGCGAGTGGCATGTCTATTTGAAGTTGAAGGATTACGATCAGGGAGAATTCCTTCCAACGTAAGGAGACTTATGGGCGCTGATATGTTTCGAGGAATTGGGCACGGTCTGGCGAGTGTCGGCAGTGGGATTAAGGGTGGTGTTCGAGCAATTGACCATCAACTTCCCGGTGGGTTTGCCGGAGCCGGACGCCGGATCTTAACCGGAAACATGACCGAAGATGGCAGGCCGATGAAGCCTCCGAGCCAGCAGCAGCCAGAAGTTGCGCCCCCGCCTACAGTTAGTGGTGATGATAACGGAGTGGTGAATCCACC